TCACGTTCAGATCCTAACCTGTCCAGTTCCCTCTCTAGTTCAAGTTTACGTGTACTATTACAGATACTACTACGTTTACAGAAAGACTTTAGCTGTTCAGCCTTAGATAAACGATCCATAGACACCGCCTTTCAATATTCAACGTTGAATAAACTATTGCCTACTAAGTTTCTAGACTACCAATATAACATACCCATAGATTGGATCACCTAGAATGCCATCCTTTAACTCATCTACGCTTAAAGATCCCTGATCGTAATAGCGTATTGAGATCACCATTTCGATCTCATCATTATCTTCTTTAGAAGTAACCTCTTTAACCCTAGCTAATACAGGAACAGATAATGGATGCAGATCAGATAATAGAGCTTGTTGTAACCCTGTAATGTACTCTTTTCTAAGATCCTGATCTGTCTGAGACAAACATCACTACCTCCATTCAACGTTGAATAAAATTAGCAACCTTAACCTGTACAATAAAAAAGGTGATAGTGAATCAGATCTATGCTCACCATTGTTCGTGTTCTAACACTTCCTTCCAAGATATGTAATAGTCATCTAAGTTGCTAGGTGGCTCATCATAGAAAGTAATAACACCTTGAGATATCTTAGCAGGAACGTTTCCATAGGTAGATAACATTATGTTCCAAGCTTCTACGATCTTTCGTTGATCCCTGTAGCTAAGTCCAATGCTCCCAATGCTTCACGTATACGTTGAGATCGTTCACGTAAACGAGGTGATTCTTGATCTACATGTGGGTGTGGATTCTTTGAACTTACATCTCTAAGTGAAATATACACGAATGTAATTCCCCGTATAGTTACAACAAATGGTGGTAAAGGTATACGACCTAATTTAAGCCCTTCCAGTTCAACCTTGATACTAAACGGTTCAATGGATACGTTAGTCACTTTATTGGTTAAGCCAAACACATCTAACAGCATTTCTGGATCGTTGATTGTTAATGCCCTAACTCGATCCTTAGCGTTATTGATCAAATTCCTAGTGGTCTTAATACTTTTCATTTCATTCCTAAGCTCAGTTAGTTTATCTTCTAGTTCATTGATTTCAAGAGCAATAGGTTCTATACGACGGTTTAAGAGATATTTCATGTGATTGTAGTAGTACTTTAACTGGTCAGCAGGTGACAACTCATCCCATTCTAGTTTTCTGAATGAAGTAAACAAGTCAGGTAGAACATAATCTAGGAACTGTTCAATTCTGCCAAACTCGTTAAACACATTATGTGTAAGCCACAGTTTATTAGATCCATGCTTACGAACAGCTACTATCACCCTTGATCCATCAGTATCAGTAGCATACTGGAAATCATATTTACCAGCTACAGCATCACTTGGAATCTTAACACTTACACATTTCCTTTCATCATAGCAACAATATTCTGATTTAGGAAGGCGGTAAGGTACTAACCTGATCTCCTGTAGTGGATATTTTAACTCGTCAGGCACAGCCATATTGAAAATGTATAATGTTCTAGGATCGTAGCTAGTAATAGAGCTTGGTTTACCAAGACAGTTTACAATTTCTACTTGACTGTACGGTTTAATCTCTACTGTTTCAAAATAGCGTGAAATGGTTTCCTTAGCTTTCCGATCTACTTCATAAGGTCTAAGGTTGAATACTACATCCAATTGTATCACTCCCATTCAACGTTGAATAAAAAATAGAAAATAAAAAAAGAAACTAGGTGAGTACAGTTCTAACCCAACTTAACATCAGGTTGAATTATAATGGTGTCACCGTCTCGTACCTGAGTGTCCATTAGAGCAGTATCACCGTTCATCCACACAGTACCGCTACTAGCACTTATACCAGCCTTTTCTAGTGCATCCTGAACAGTAGCTCCATCTTCAAGTGTAATCCTGACTGGTGCTTCACCTAGTCTCCTAACACGTACTGTAGCCATTTGTTTTCCTTTCCCTCCTTTATCTGTTGGTTTCCGTATGCCTAGTTTACCTAGACATACTTTAGAACCTAGTAAAGTATGAAAGGGCTTTTCTATACTCACCTAGAACAATACACATTAGAAACAGTATGATCCTTGCTTTTCTCCAAGTAGAGTAAACAAACAAGTTAGATCTCACAGATCACTTGATTTTGATCTGATCGTACGAAGTGACTACAACGTTCACATTCTCTAAGACTCTTAAACCGTCGATCCTTAATACAGAAAACTCCTACAACCTTTTTCAGTTTTCTAGTTGAGTAAGTAAATGTATAGTACTTTTCAACCTTAAGTGTTGGATCACTAAACCTTTCCCTAAGATGATCAATGAATTTAACTAAGCCTTTAGGTAGATCCCAATTGTAGTATTGCTTAGTCACTAGTTCAAGATGTGAAATGGTGATCCTTCGTCTCCTACCTTTCAATTCCCATAAGCCAACATAGAAAGTACTTGGTGATCCAAACCCTTTAACTCTAAAAGTAGGATTGTAACGGTTTGGATAAAAGTAACCCACACTACTAAAGATAAAATCTAGGGTTTGTGGATCTCGTTTACTTACTCTATTGTAAAGTTTTTCAGTTTCACTATTTAACTTGAAGACAGGTTGTCCATTAACCATTAGCATTTTAAGATCACAGCCTTTTCAATCCACACCACAATCATAATGGTAGAGAAAAAAAAGAGATAGGGATCGATGAGACGGTATTGTGTAGTTTACTGAACCTTTACGATCCTTGATCCATCCCCGTAAGATCCGATCTCGTTAGCAACGTCGAAAAGTACACTTATCAATGCACTACTGGCACCCTTTTTGAGACCACCATCAGCGTTTAGCAACTCCGCAAGTCCTAAGTCCAATATCGCTTTTCTCACTTTACTTCGCTGAATCCGAACCGTCACTAAGTCTTCAGTAGCCTTAGCCATAGAAACCGATCGATCTCCGATTCTCAAAGTCATTTCTCTTATCTCCTCCTTGTTGTTTGTTCGATGCGGGATCTAGTTTAGCTTGACTTATTTATAAGCTTTACTCCAGATAAGCCCTAAGCCCTTTTATCGTAAAGCCCTAGTAAGCCCTAAGCCCTATAAACCCCACCATCCAAACCCAAACCCCAAACCCCAAAAGACAAACACAACACAACAACAGACTAAGTACTATTGGCATTGCTATGTGTATTCTCTTGATGTTGCTATGCTATGCTTTAGTGTTGTTTGTGGCTCTATTCAACGTTGAGTAGAAGTCGAGACTTAGATAAAAAAAGAGTATTGTGGTGTTGAGGTTTTACTGGATGTTGTTAGGTACTGTTGAGTTAAAGGTTGGATCTCGATGCCACACTTGTATAATCTCTCTACCACGATCTGTTTCTTCAACTAAAACGATCCGTTGTCCACCTAGCCATTCTAAAGCTAGTATCGGATCGTTGTAAAACGTTTTCTCCATACATCTTAAACACACCTGTCCACCCTTGAATCTAGGGTATATTACATAACCTGAATACATTTTGTAGTGACAGATCCCACATCTCATTCTCAATCTCTCCTATTCAACGTTGAATGTAAAAGAAAGGGAGTATTGATGTTTAGGTTAAAGTACCACTAGACGCTTAATAGATCAACACTACGTCATTAACAGCCAGATCTGAAAGCTTATCTTTGATCAACTCCGATTCTAGCTTACCGTCTAGTGTCACCTGTACCACTAGCTCTATTCTATTGTCGATCTCAGAATAATCACTGTGCAACACCTCAGCCATAATTGCATTTAGATTCAGTTCGTTTACGCAGTATCTTAAGTGTCTAGCTAAAGTTTCAAGTACTGTGTGTCTTAGTTTACGGATCAGTTCTAAGTGAAAGTCCATATTGCATCCCACTCCTCTTCTTTCTAGAACACCATTATGACTTGACCGAATATCGGTTTAGCCATCAGATCATTTCTTAGCTTATCTAGTGGTGCATCTGTGTCTTTAGGAAACGGTATTGTCAATAGTACTTCAACGCTATTGTCTTGTGTGATCCGAACCCCCTTGATCTCCCCATATAGTGGACAAAACAATGGGAACAACATTTGACCCAATGTGTCTTGTAGTTGTCCCATTGTCATTTTTCTAAGTTCAAACTCTAGGTTGGTGTCTTGATTGTTGTTGTTGTTCAATTGCTTTACATACCCCCATTTGTTGTTGTGTATCTTTACCTATGGGTTTTAGCAATAAAAGCCTTTAGACAAAAAATGTGTTAAGCGTATAAGGCAATAAGCCTTAAGATACACACAACCATTGATACAAACTACATTCTAAGCGTGTAAAGGGTTTAAACGGTCTAGCCTACTTTAGGTCTTGATCAAGGGTTAAAATTGACACAGTTTAGGTTAAAACTACTATAAGCCTAGCAACTCCATAGGATTCTAAAAAAACGTGATTCAAATGATTGACAACAACTTTGGTTGGGTATGGAAAAACTACAAACTTCTAGTAACGCAATATCGAACCAAAGCAACTAGCGATCTAGAAAGGAGACAAAGACTAGAACAACGAGATCGAGAATTACACACTATTAAAAAGAAGCTAACCGCTATGGCACAATCGGTTGAATGGCTGATCGATCTAACTGTTAGATCAGTTAATCCACTTAGAACCCATAAGCGACGTTGTGGATCACTTAGAAACAAAGGGTACTTGGTACTGTGGAATAGGAAATATCGTTTTGGATATTATACTGTGCAGAATAGCATCTACAACATGGAGTATAAAGCTATACGTAAACTGTTAAGCATACTACCTAAAGATGAGATCGTTGGTACAGACAAAAGGCATAACGTGAAAGGCTTAGTGAATCTACCTAAGAGTCAAACAATGGACATTGAAAGAATCTTTGGGATCAAGACTAAGCTATACACGTCGAACATCGATCTTACTGATGAAGAAGAAGTAGACTACTATTATGAAGAGCTATTTAGGCAGTTAGGCTTAGTCTACATCCAGTAGCTACATACTCAATCCCTCTAAGCTACTGATCTCCTAACTGCTTAGTTGTTATGCTAAAATTCACTCTAGAAATAAGAGAGAGATCAGATTAACTACTCACTACTTGACATGCTGGAGCCATTATGTTTCTTGTAGTGTAGGTGTAGTGTGATAGCTTGGGATCTTAGGTTGAAACGTTCAAGCTGTGTTATTCAACGTTGAATATCCTCTCTAGGACTCAGATAATCCTTTAATACGCTAACAGGATAGGTTAGAGACTTAGAGGAGATCACTAATGGGTAGAGTCTGTCAAGTATGCTATCACCCTCATAGAGCATGGATAGAGAAGAGAATACTAGAGGGATGGGTTAAGAAAGAGATCTATAACGAAATGAAGCGTAAAGATATGAATCCACCTCCATACAAGTCTATACTTAACCATGCTAGGAAATGTATGCAGATCTACATGGATCAGAGTCTTAAGAGTGATAGGCTTAGAAAGGAAAAGATTAGAGAGGAGATCAAGCGTGATCTGAATACTGCTAAGGGACTTAGACAAAATCTAGAACTGCTTAACAGAATGATAGACAGGGTAATAGCTGAAAGTGATGTAGACGATAAGGCTACTAGAGAAGAACTCAGTAGGCTAATACACAGAGTCAATGAGACCATAGAGCTCATACTAAGATTCAGTGACAAGGTAGGGATCATAGAGGAACCTGAATCACTAGAGGACAAGATCATATACTGTCTAAGAGACTTTCCTAGTGACCTAATAGTAAAGTTCAAGCAGAGGTGGGAGTCTCATGGCGATCAAACAGCTTGAGGAAGGAGTCACTTCAGGGTTAAAGTTTCTAGAGTGGTATAATGATCCAGTTCAATTCTACAGAGACGTGTTTAAAGAGGATCCATTCGACTATCAAGCAGACATACTCAGACTGGTTAAGAAAGGACATAAGAGAATTCTATGCTGTGCCTGCGGGGGCTCAGGAAAAACGAAGTTACTTGCTAGTATAGGCCTGTGGTATGTTACTGTTAAATCTAGGTTTGAAGGTAGACAGGAGGTTATAGTGATATCTGGATCAGCTAGACAGGCTAAGAACCTGTACAATTACTGTAAAGACGCTCTACTTGACAATCCTATTCTCAATAGACTAGTTGAAGGTGAACCTAAGATATCAGAGACTAGATTCAAAGATAGAAGTGTGATCAGAGCACTACCCAGCTCATTAACAGCTATTCAGGGTCAACATGGTAATCTAGTACTGTTAGATGAGGCTAGTCTAGTAGATGACTTCCTGATCAGAGACACATATCGTATTGTAGGTGCACATAAAGGAGCTATAATAATGTCCTCTACTCCAACCTACTATAACAGTCTGTTTGTAGAGATGTGGGAGAATACAGACAAGTACCCTGAATGGATACGTAGATCATGGGATGCATATGACTGTCCACTACTAGACGATGACATGATAGAGGAAGCTAAGAAACTACCTAGTCAAACATTTGAAATATTTTGGTTAGGTAAACCATACCCTATGACAGGGACCATGCTGCCTTTAGACAAGCTTAAAGCATGTACTAGAGGAGTTAAACGATTCACATTCAACGTTGAATATCCTACCTTTATGGGAGTTGATTGGGGCTGGGGCCATCCACTAGGAATAGTGATCTTACAAAAGAAACAGGACACCTACCTAATACTAGAGACCTTTCTTAAGAAAGGTGGTACTTTTGAAGAGATACATGACTGGATAGAGTCTAGAGCTAAGTACTACAAGGTTAGATCGATCTATTGTGATGCTTCAGATGTAGGTGAGAACCAGAGACTAGCTAGTAGAGGACTACCTGTTATACCTGTAGCATTCAATAAGGAGAAAGGGTACTTACAGAGTAAGCTTAAGGACTTAGTGATCAAAACTAAAATATTCATACCTGAAGACGAGTACGATCTGATCAACCAGCTAAGAACCTATACATGGGAGAAAAAGGAAAATGATGATCTAGTGGATGCTTTGCTGTTAGCCATTAAGGAAAGTGATGTTGAACCTATCAACAACATTACGTTTTCCGTTAGAAGAATAAAGAAAAGTAGAAGATGGTAAGTCTAGGTGTGATCTGAAATACCCGACACTGAATGTTGATGCTTTACAAATTGATATGCTGTTAGATTTGAATGTAGGGACACTGTACCAGTATCATCTTTGTAAGCTTCAACAGTAATCGTAGCACCACTTAAGTCAATTAGCTCTGTAGTGTCCAGTAGATAACGCCATAGATCACCTGAGAAGTACAGACAAGTATCGTATAGTACCGTGTCATTGGCTCTAATCCTTATTTCAACATGTCCATATCCTGCTGTACGGTATACTGATGTTTCAATGTAAGCCAAGTCTATAGCATTTGAAACACTTGAACATACTCCAGATCTGAGTGTATGCCACTGAGTGTTATCAACATCAATTGTCGATCCAAATCCTGCATTAAGCACTAGAGTTTTAGTTGCACCTGCTACATCCACGTTACCTGAATGACTTAATGGAAACTTAGGTATATACTCTGTACCCTCATCAGATCTAAACCTTAACTGATTCTGATCACTCCTATACCACATCATACCTGTCTCTAAAGGAGACGGATCACTAGTCTTAACATCAAACCTTACATGTTCAGTTTTAACCTCACCTGCCTTGATCTGTACAGCAGTAACAGTATCTGTGTATATGTCTCCACCATCAATGTACGTTGTACCCGTATACTTCCATCCTTCTACTATAGCACGATCACTACTGGAAGAGAACAGCCTATTTTCTACAGAGCTGTCTAAGTGTCCAACTACTATTTCACCAGCTTTAATATGTTCAGCCAGTACAGCGTTAGCAGCTAACACGTCAGCATTAACATTCCATCCCTTAGTGTAGAAGGGCTGTATGAATACCTGCTGACCAGTATCACTGGATACCACTACCATACACAGTAAGCCTCTATCGTCACCTACAGTATTAGCGTAGTCAGTAGTCCTACTTAGACTTGAAGATCCAACTGTAAAGTAGATGTAGTGTGTACCTGCATCCAGATTGGTAAATGATCCACTGCTAATACTCTGGGTAGTTCCATCTGCAAACTTGATGTACCCGCTACTCCAAGATACAGAGTCATGTTCATCACCACTATACGGAGCAAACACTACACTACTAATGTAAGGTTGACAACCCTTCTTAAGCTTAGATCCAGTTACAGCTCCAGCACCTAGCTTCAAGGCTGTAACAGCATAGTTAGCTAGTTTATCAGTTGTTACACATAGATCCTCTAACAGTTCAGTGTTAACGAATCCAGGCTGTAGCTTCTCTTGATCTTCAGGTATAGACTCCCATACACGTCTAAGACCTACATAGTCAAAGTATATTACACCACTACCTACACTGGTTAAACCTAGCCTACCATACTTAACGTTAGATGGAGTAGTAACTATACCTGAATACCTATCCCAACTACCAGTTCCTACATTACTCTTAACAACACTCATAGTAATAGTAGAGTAGCTAGAGTCTAAATAGTACAAGACTATCTTACCGTCAATATTGTTAGGATCATAGATAGCTACCTCAGCTTGATATTGAGTGTCAGGCAGTAGAGGTACAGGACTAGACACTATAGTACCTGCATTATTAGTAGTGTCCAGATACACGCTTAAAGTACCCTCATACGAAATAGTGCTAAGTCCCCACTCTGCTGCTCCACTAACAGGCATAATGTCTGCATATTCACCTGGTGAATACAGAATGTAGTCTGACACTAAAGGCCCTTCAAGATACCATGAGTCAGGATAACCATTCTGAGGAATATCATCCTCAAAACTAGGGTTGAAATGCAACAATAGGTTGTCACCTGTCATTCTGATCATGAGATCTCTAGATCCTATAGGCCCTGTAACAAAGTTAGCATATGCACTTGGAGATATTTTCTCTTCAAGCTCCTTACTCTCCAATACCTTGATCCTAGTTTGAGCTTCAGTAAGAATAGACTCTATAGAGGGTACTTCAACAGGAGACAGCTCTATTCTAGTAACCAGATCACCATCCACCAGAGAATGCTCTATTTTCCTAACTACACCAGGACATTCTATGTCCTGTGCTGTAATAGTGTATTGGGTACCAACGTTAAAGTGTAGTTCACCAGGAGTAGACACAGACCTAACACTTTCAATAGGATCCTTGTAAGCATCAACTATAGCTGTAGCTACATCTAGACATGCCTGATCACTATCTAACCAGCCCTTCTGTATTAGTTTACCTCTACGTTCACCGTACTTAGACACAGATTCACTATCTACCTTAACAGCATGATAGAACCCTTTAGTAAACCACATACCGTCAATATAGAAGTCTCTTAGATACTGAGACACCGTAGGTAGAAACTGTAGCTTAAACTCGATCTTGGTGATCTCCTCCCATGTAGGACTACCTATAGCAGTCCACTCTGAAGACTCAGTAGTGTTAAACGGTACCTCAACCTTGATCCAGTTAGTGTCTAATGCTAAAGCATTATCGTATGTAGGGTTAACCTCAAATCCCTTAACAGCTTTAGTCCTCTGGAAATAGTTAGAGTCATCAGTGTACATTCTGATCTGAATGTTCATGTCTTCATTAACCCAGTCAAATAGAGCATCATACAGACAGTAGTATCTAGTGTAGAACTCTAACTGTCCAAAGTACTTTAGATTCAACGTTGAATCAAACACTTTAGTGAGAGTAGGATCAAAGGTACTAAACTGTGTCCTACACAGTATAGACTTGTTACCTTCTCTAGCTACATTACTCTCTACAAGAGTGTATCCAGTACCAACACTCCAGCCTATAGTAGATTCTGTATAGTCAGCATCTGATCCAGTAGTCTTATTCATAGCTCCTAGAACAGTCTGAGTATTGATAATGTTGTAGTCACTCTTCTCATACTCCAGATCAAAAATAGTATCCAGTGTGTATGAAGACACTAGGCTACCTCTAGGAAAGCTTCTAAATATACGTTCATCAGACACGTAGTACTCGTAACTATACTTAGACGTAAAATCATTAACAGCCTCATTAATAGTCTGCTCAGTAGTCCTGTAGGACGTGGTAATAGTAGACGACACTATTTGTGTACCTACAAGTTTACCTGCATCTACTAGAGGCTGCACTAGATCACTAAGTATCTCATGTACCTGACCCTTAAACAGTCCATACGTATACCTGTAGTTTAATACGTCTGTAAACCCTATAGCTGCAATATCTAACCATCTAGGTACCTGTCCCTCTACAGTCTTCTTGATACCTTGTATTACACCACTAAACACCCTCTTAGGAAAGTGTCTAGAATACCTTGTTAGATTAGATACCTCACTACTAGACCTAGCTACGCTCCAAACCCTAACCTCATCTAGTTTACCCCTCAACAGAAACTCGTTAGTAAGAGTGCTCTTTTGACCTAGCACTAGATCGGTAGTAGAGTGCTTAATAGTGAACGATCCAACATTAGCTTCCTGATATAGAGTACCATCAATATACACCCTCATGTAAGTACCGTCATAAGTGCATACCACATGGTACCAAGTATCATTCTGAATATTCCAAGTACCAACGATATGAGAATTATCACACGTTCTAGTAACGTCATCTGTACCTATCAGCTTAAACTCAATATACGGATTAACACTATCCCACTTGTATACGACCCAGTACCCTTCCCACTTCATCATAATAGTCTGTAGATCCAAAGTATAGTCGTTTACAGTAAAGTATGCTTCAAGAGTGATCTCTGAAGTAGGCTTAAGACTATCACTATCACTAATCCTAACATAATAGTCGCTACCATTAAAGTATAGACCATAACCAAACTTACCATCAACCCATTCAGCATTTGAAATAGTACCATAGTACCAGTTCTGAGTGTGATCGTAACATCTAGATCCAATACCCTCATCCATAGGCAGGTACAGTTCACAGTTAGAGTTGTCCAGTCTACCCAGATACACGTCTATAGTGTTACCTATGTCTGGATCCAAAGTACCCAGTAACCTAGTATCTATCCTGATCTTAGCTAGATCAGCATCCCTATTGACGCCCTTAGACACATCTAGCTGACTAGCTCTAACACTCTGATCACCATCACGTCTCAACACCACTATACCGTTACCTGTAGGCAGATAATAGTGTGTCAAGCTAAACCACCTCTCCTCTTAACACCCATCACTATAGACTCAAGCTGTTCTCTGATCCTGTAAATGTCTCCTTCACTTCTAACACTAGCATACAGGTTGATCTGTCCTATACTGGTTCTAGTACTAGCAAACGCTATACGTGATCTACCTATTTCAACGTTGAACTCTTTAACAGCCTCCAACAGTGAAGGTGAATGGCTACCTAAAAGCTCACCACTAAACCCTTCAAGCTCCTCTCTAACCTTAGCTATTCTCTCCTCTGCTCTCCTATAAGCCCATTCCTGAGCTAGATAACTGATCAGTAGAGACAGTCCTATTGTAGCACCTGCTATAACAGCCTGTAGCTTAAGATAGGACAGTGTTAAAGCATCAGTTCTGATCTTGTTAAGTATCATGCTTAAACTAACCTGTTCACGTACAGCATTACCAACCATTTCCTGAGTAGTAACAGCCTGTTCTGAAAACGATAAAGTCCAGAGTGATCTGGTTAAGTCACTACTCAACCTGATAGCTGTAGGTAGAAAACCTAAGTACAGCATGGTAGTAGTGTACATCCTCTGTAGTTCAGCCTGCCTAAGAGCTTCCTCTGCATCTACAACCCTGTTGTGTGCTCTCCTAAGAGCATCACTAGCACTAACAGCCTGTTCAGTACCTGCACCATACTCGAACAGTGTCCATGTAAGTCTCTCTCTAGCTCTCTGTTCAGCTATTAACGCTTCACGTAACGATCTAACCTGTCTCTCATAAGCATAGGTTCTAGATGACACTCTAGACAGACTCATAGTCATAAACATAAACCCTAAACCAGACCAGAATACTGTTCTAGCTAGACTGTTAATGCTTACACCTGTAGCTCCAATATACCCTAAGTACTCTCTCTGTAGGTTAGCTGCTTGAGCTACACGTTTGTTAACCTGATCAAAGTGCATAGCTAGTTTCCTAGCAGACTCTTCACCTAAAGCATTAAACACTTCACGTAACTGTAAAGCTTGATATCTGGTAAACTTGATAGGTCTATCACCCTCATGTAATGTAGCCCAGAACCTACTGAACTCGTCTCCTACACGTTTACCTCCACTAGTAAGATCCCTCATAGCCCTCTCTAACTCTCTAAACTCTTCAGCAGTAACCTTACCAGTAGTAGCTATCTGTTTAGCACTAGGTAGAAACACTCTAGGAAGTGTACCACTAAGCTTAGAGATCTCAGAAAGCTTGTCAGTAACAGTGTTAAGAGCATTCTCTACCTGTTGATAAGCAGCTACATCTAAAGCTATCTTAACAGTGATAGGTAGTTCCCAACTCATCTAGTATCTACCTCCCTCTCCTAAACACTCTAGACTGGATCTCATCCAATCTAGCCCTAGCCTCAATATCCCTGTTCTCCTGTTTGATCATGGTAGACAGCCATATCCTCTGTTGATCAGTCATAGCTAAGTAGATATCTGAAGCAGTCTTAAAGTCGAAGTTACACAGTTTCAGTAGCTGGTAGTATTCCCTACTCATTCTACCCTCATCCGATCTAAAAAATCTCTAAGTGCCTTTCTACTACGATCAGTAAGAGCAGATATCCTCTCAGCATAGATCATGCTGAGATACTCTATTAGCTCATTGATAGCCTCCTCTTTACAGCTCAAATACTCCTCTCTAGTGATCTTGGGATCAACAAGCATCTTAAGCATCAACATACGCTGTACCTCCCTAGCCTTCTCTAAGTCGTTAAACTTGTCCCATAGTGGATGCTTACTAGCTTCAGTTTCAGCATCAATCCTGTCCTTAACACTTAGATTTCTAATGGTAACAGTTAACCCGTTAGGCAATGTAACGTCTTGAGTGTTTTCACTATACAGTATGTCCTTTAGGGTTAACCGTTTAACATCCTTATTCAACGTTGAATAACACCTCCCCTAGATCGGATAATCGGATATAGTACCATAGGGGCCTATAACCCTAACAGAACAGGTATCATAGGCATCTGAAGGTCTACATACAAATGGAAACTCTACCTCTAAAGGCTCAGATCCCCTTAAGCTATCTTCAACCTCTGATATAGCCACGTTCTTTAGTGTGATCGTGATAGTGCCATGAGTATTGTTAGCTAGTTCAAGAGTCAGATCAAACTCATGTCTATCCATAGCCATATCTATGTAAGTTTCAATATCCTCATCAGTAGTAAACCTACCAGACACTTGAAACAGTCCCTCTCTAATCTCCTTACAGGTGTAGTCACTAGTCTGGTTAACCTCCCATCTAGCCTCCAGATTATTCCTGATCTCAAAAGACACTCTCTGTAACCCTGTAACAATAGTACCGTCATACTTGAGAACCACATCTGAAAACCTGTATGCTGGACTAGCATAGTCAATACTAGGAACCACACTAGACCATGTATACGATGGAATAGTAGATCCCTTACCTGCTAATCCAAGTCTAAGCATAACATCCTCATCTACCTCAGCTATAAGCTCTAAACTGTCTATTTTAAGACCGTAGTACCCTCTATACTCTGCTACACCATCAGGAGGAGATCTAATACCCCTCTCTAGAGTAAACGAGGGTATAGAGCTAGATACAGCTATGTCAATAGTGTAAGGTGAACTAGCATCACTACTAACACTACCCATACCGTAATAGAACAGTCTAGGAGACAGTAACGGTAACTCCCATGATCCAGCTACCTCTCTCTTAAGAAACGATCTAGACACACTATCCCTACTAGGAGCTATAATGTCTCTGTCCTGTATGTTGTCTGTAACCCTCATGATCAGCTCTGTAGGTCTATTGACAGCTTCAAAGCTACTAGGATAAGTACCCCAACTACTCTCCTCACCAAACCTAACAAACCTTTCAGTATAGTACGACATACCTACACCTCTCTACAACCTAACCTACTGAGTCTCTTTTAAATCCTTATCTTCTATACTGGTAGCTACATTAGAGATCACTTGATCCTGTACGTGTCTAAGCAGATCCTGTAACTCTCTAAGTCTGTACTGTCTCCAATTATAGGCATCATTCCATAGTTGAATAATATCCTGATCAGGTAGACTCCTAATAGCCTCCACCAGTTTAGCTTTAAGCCTCTGATCTAAAGCACTCAATACTCTAACCACCTTGACTACTAGTCAGGTAGGTATCTGTAGGACACTAATAATTGAACCTTACTGATACCTTTATTCAACGTTGAATAAAAGAAAGAGTGTAGGTAAAGTATAGACGAGACTTAGACAGTTTTCACTATTCAATCCACCACTTGTAACATAGAGCTACCACAGCTATGATCCTCAAATATATGGATACACCCATCAACATTGAGCTAACAGGTACCTTGAAGAATCCACCATTAAAGTACCACCATACCTCTGATCCCATAAACCCTAACTGAAACCTGTACCACTCCAACAGGTCTATTCTAGTACCAAACATGATCCTAGCAGCAGGATAGTATCCTAGATCATTCCATAGGCTACCTAACAATCCCAAACTTGTAACCAGTTCCCAGTCATCAAATCCTAATAGAAAGAACAATGGTAAGAAAGGCATAAAGTACTGACATACAAGCCACAAGTGATAGCCACCTATGCTAGATCCATTCACTACCAGATCTATGAAGTTTATAGAAAAGAACCCGTATAGTGAAGAGTAAGCTAACAGCTTGTATAGCAACGCTAACTTAGAATCGTGATTTATTCTAAGTCTAGATGATAGTCTAGTAGAGCATACATGGCTCATAGTACATCGAAGGCTATCTTGATCACCATGCACATTTTAAGATTTTTCAACGTTGAATAAAAAAATAGTAGAGAATAGAGCTATCAGGTTCTACTAGCCTATGGCTTATACTCAGCATACCAGCTAATGTCCCTATCTGCTGTAACCGCTGCTGGAACAGTAATAGTGATGTTAGTTGCATCAGCACTCCAGATAGCATCAGCAACCTCAGAGTGAGTAGCTCCTAAAGTTACAACCGTAGGTGTACCAGCTAAGCCATGAGCAAAAGTAACACTTGTCTGTCCGTTGGCTATGGTTGCGGTTCCACTATTCTCTGTGACAAACCCAATATTACCTTTAACTTCATACACCGTGCCACTCGGTATCGATACGCTACCTCCAAAATAGTTACCTATCAAGACATTGTTCGCTGCACCTGCGTTAATTTGGAAGTCACCTACAAAAGAATTGCCAAGCAAACGATTAAGCTGCACATTACCTATTGTTGTATTTGAGTATAGACGATTGCCTACTATTATGTTTTGCCAACTGTCTATAAATACGGGGCGTAATATATAATTCCCAACCATGACGTTTACAGTTGCATCAGTATCCAGATACAAGCCGTAGTCAGGATCTGTTTCTCCATAAAGCCCAATGAGATTACCCTCTATTCTAGCCGCTGAATTTCCAACGTAGACAATTGAAGACTCTTTCCCTGAATATTCTGATTGACTGTTAGCTCCATGAATAAATGAATCTTGCAGACTGAAAAGAGTTGCAGTACAGTAAATATTCCGTTCTCGTGCCCAAGGCATAAAAGCTCCAGTTATGCGAACTTGACTATTACCAGAGATGTCAAAACATCGCCAACCTTCAAAATGCCCACCTATAATGTCTCCATGAGAATCCTCAATTTTCACAGCACTGTATCCGCTACTCTGCCAGTTAGTGTTTACTTCAACTATGTTCCAAATCCAATCATAACAGTCAAAGTAGTGTATTCCATGTCCTGTTCCGCCAACAGTCCCTCCCCAACCTCCAACTTCTCCAATAAGTACGTTCCATAGCCTATGTACGTTTCCGTTATTAATTTCTAAAGCAGTTGACTCTGTTCTAAAAATTCGTATGTTTTCAATGCTAAAATAACCTGTTCGTCCTGTCTTACTTGGGTTAATCACTATGCCCTTGCCAGTAAATCCATTTTCACAGTTGCCATAGAATACAATATTTTTAATGGCAAAGCTGTTAATAGCGTCGTTGGTTGTATAATCTATGTTAAGCATTGTACCGTTAAATTTCTTTACAAAAACTGTTTGTCCTTTTCGATTAGGCTGATAACCACCTATTCCCTCCCCTTCCAAAACCCAATACCTTTTATCTACCAAATTTACTGAGTTGCAAAAGCTGTATACGCCAGCTTTTACGAATATTTTTCCTCCTTCTGCTGGTAGTGTACCTATCACCTGCTGTATCACTACATCGTCTGAATCTCGATTAACTAGCCAGTCAAATCTATAGGTAGCTGTAACAGCAGTACTACCTAGCAATCGAACACACATAATACTGTCCCATCCAGTAGGCGTACCGATATCAGTAAACGAAGATCTCAAAACATCAAATTGTTGCCAACCTGAAAAATCATCAGTGATAGCATAGTAGTATCCATTAGTCTTACTAGCATAAGCCTCATTCCAAAACTCTAACCTAATAGTGGATCCAGTGTTAGCTCCGTACATCCAGATCCTAAACGAGTTCTTAGATGAGTAATCCTGTGCTGAAGAGTAGTCATGGTAAGCATCTAGAGTCTGACTAGACAACTCTACCTTGTAAGAGTTTGATCCCTTCTTGTACTCTGTAGAATCATCTGATCCAGTACCCTCAACTAGAGTCCAGAAACTGGATCCTCCATCGTTGAATATCTGTGTAGGTGGGTTACTGTAGTCTATAGCACCTGTCTTACCGTTCCTAGCCAGTACCAGATCATACTCATCCTCAGTATAGATAATGTACGATGCCTCAACTAAGTGTTCTCTAGGACTACTACCCATAACACTACACCTCTGCTTTCCATCCTATTACAACGTTATCTGTTCCTATAGGTGGAGGAGTAATAAACGTAACTGTAATGTTGGTATCATCTGCTGACCAGTACTTGTCACCTACAGCATCAGCACTCTTAGCCTCTAAAGACACTACTGTAGGAGTAGACGCACATCCATGAGCTATTGTGAAGTTGGTAGTAGTACCGTCTCCACTAAATGTTGTGGTTCCACTGTTCTCGGTAATGTAGCCTATATTGTTGCGAGCCTTAGAATCACTACCGTAGATTCTGATTCCTTCAACTGCATAGTGTTCTATGACGTTGTTTGCAAACAGATTATAATTACCTGCACTAGTTTCATACACTCCGTAACGCATGTAAGCATCAGGGCCACCATTAATCTGATTTCCAACGACAACACATTTCGTAGTGTGAACACATATCCCACTTGCTAAAGCATCGGTGCTATTCATCTGATTCACTCTGAAAAATCTGTTACCTACTATAACAGATCCTCCACCGCTTGTGAAAACCCCCCCATACCATAGATCGTTGAACACGTTACCTACCGCTACAATATTTGAACTTACTGCTTCAATACCGTACCGACCCAAAAATATTTTATTGTTTTCAATCCGTCCACTTGAATCTATAAGATAAATTGCATCTTCATCGTAATTTGTTAGATCCGTAATCACTCCGATGTCATTGTTTTCAACAACAAAATCACCTGTGCTATCATAATATAATACATGACCCCCACTCCTACCAATTTTATTCTTAGTAATCCAATGCAATCCAGAGTTTGAAATATGCACGCAACTATCGGCAAAATCTCTAATCCAACATTTTTCAATGACAAAATAATAACCATAAGAGATCTTAACACCCTTACCAACATACGTACCCTCCTGTCCATCAAGCTGTAAATTTTCTAAAGAGAAACCTTCGACGTGGTCTTCTGCCGTCCCATCAACTGTAATTAAATCTATGTTCGCTGATTTTTGCAATACTGTCACTTTTGTATTCCAAGGATAAATTCCCCAACCCTCACCAATTATATGTATATTATTTTTTATTGCAATAGAAGTTTCTATAGGATAAATCCCAGTAGAAATAAAAATTATTCCACCATCCGTTAAGCCGTCTATCGCCTGCTGTATCACCGTTGCAGCATCTGTACCACTAAACTCTATCTCACCCGTTAAACCGTTCCTAGCCCTATACTCTGATCCAGACTTGTAAATAATGTATGATGCAGGTACTTCCAGTCCACCATCTGAAGCTATCACTTTACCATCTGTCTTGATCGCTCCAGATCCAGACCTATACCAACCTACATCACTCCATTGGACTTTGTAAGAGTCACCTAGTGTTAGATCCTGCTGTACAGAGGCTAATCCTATCAGTTGTCTAGAGCTGTTAATCACCTCTGTACCACCAACATACAGATTCAAAGGATCTAGACCTGCATATGCACTATCACCACTAGCTCTAACCCTTAGAATTTGATCAGTAGCCTTAAGCAACACGTTACCTACAGGAGTAGAGTCTACATCTTTGATCTCAGGATTATTCAATACAGCATTAGCTATTTCATTATCAGATAAGTCTAGAGTGTTATTCAACGTTAAACCATTAAACGTAGGTGAGTCACTAGTCCTAACACCCTGATCCAGATAGTCACTAAACTCGTAACCATCCCATAGATCAGCATTAAGATTAGCTACTAAACCACTACCTGATGTAACAGCAAACGGTGGATCAGGATCTCTATCAAACGTGTGTAATGCAGTAATGGTTCTGGGAGTAGATACGTGAACATACTGAGTGTGATCGTCATCTGATAAACCAGTAAGAGCTAAACCATGATCTAGCTGTCCACCCTCTGCACCTGAACTCTGATGAGTGTGATCTGCATTGATCTTGAGGATCCTATGTTGACCGTCAATTAGATCAGCATCTAGATTAGTGACTTTACCTGATCCAGATGAAACACTAAATGGTGCTTCAGGATCTCTGTCAAACAGATGTAGAGCAGTTATAGTTCTAGGACTGGATACATGAACGTACTGAACATGATCGTCATCTGCTAACCCGCTAATACTTCCATGATCTAAGTATGACTGTCCACTAGGACTAGCTATAAACTCTACACCTGATCCCAGAGCCTTATTTGTTAAAGTCTGGCTAATAGTAGTTCCAACAATATGTCCTGATCCAACACCATGCACTCCACTTGTTAAAGCTGCATGTGTAGCTATATCAGAATCTATCTCACTAGATATCTCGCTGTAGTGTACTCCATCTAACATGTCAGAGTCTAGATTAGGTACTACTGCACTGCCAGTACTGACAGCAAATGGGCTACTAGGATCCCGATCAAAAGTAATCAGATCTGTAACAGTACCACTAACCAGTAGACTAGCACTAATCGTTACATTCTGTAGTACCCTACTACTGGTTATCACCTCTACTTCTTGAATAGTTAAATTATCAAGGGTTGGAATACTTTGACCGCCAGTATCAGTTTGACTAACGTAATCATCTATGAGCTCATTCCATTGAGGTGCTCTAATCTTAGGTGGATACTTCCTAACCCTAGTCATATCGATCACTAACCTGTATACATACGATACACGATCTCAAACTCCTCTATCCGACTATAAAGGTTTCTAGACTCTATTCTAGGCACAAATATTCTCCTAGGTGTGATCAACTCAATATTGTCTGTGGTAGTTCTAACCTCAAACAGTGCTCTATCAGCATACGACAGTAAAGTATCAACCAGATCAGGGTAGGTAGCTTGAGCTATAAGAGACAGGTTAATCTCGTACACCATAAGCCTATGATCCAAGTAGGGCTGTCTAGTTCTAGGTCTACCTGTAACATCAATGATCAATCTAGGAAACGAGTATCGTCTAAGTTCCTCTCTAGGATAAGCTGAGTGTATAAAGTCAGGTACATCCACTACAAAGTATATGTCTCCTACAAACACATCCCATGATCCACTGATAGTGCTACCTAAACAATCTCCTAACCAGTACCCTGATCCATCCTCATCAGTGTACACAGTGAAATAGTCTGCTGTAGAGGGTGTACATTGAGGAGATATCTTTAACCAGTACTCGTTCTTAGGTATGAAACCATACTCTGGTAGAGATAGTGTACATGACACTACTTCCATACTGGTAGGTATATCATCTACAGGGATAGAGTAACTAGACAATGTACTTGTAGATGGATACTCATCTTCACCTTGTATTAGAGATATAACCACCCCTTGATCAGGTGTACCACTCTTACTAAGCCTAACAGATACTACCACATTTGGATCGTTAATGTTAGAAGAGGTTAAACCAGTACTGAAAGGCATAAACTTTTGAGCTACATCAATATTCAACGTTGAATCTGTAACCAGATCGTAAGATACGGTAGCATCAGTATACTCAGGCATCAATCTAGATCGAATAGCGTCTCTAACAGTGTCTTTGATCCAGTTTAAACCAAACGGTTCTATAGTGTCAAATATGTTAGAGTCAAAGTATAGTGGATCATAAGCCATACTAAGACACCTCTCTGATCAACTCCCATAAACTATCAAGTATCTTATCTCCTATCTTAGTATAGGTGAGATCAACGGTATCGTTAAGCTTGGTACTACCACCTACAACCTTCCTAATAGCAGTAGACCTATACAGATTCTGAGGACACCTGTACATGGTAAACTCTACCTGTCCCTCAGTAAACTCTTTAACAGCTACACGATAAGCCTCCTCATACTTTGTTATGTCAGGTATAATGTACACAGCCATTTCACTACGGCTAACAAACACCATCATGTTAGACAGTTCAGGTATGTTACTCTCAATCTCACTCTTGATCTCCTCTGCTCCCCTAACCATACCTCTCAACACAGCATACTCAAGCCCACTACTAAACCTAGACATAGAACCAGTAGCCTTGCCTATGTCAGGTACTTTAACAGTGATCAATCTCTAATCCTCCTCAACAGTACTTCCAAGTAGTCTACTTTAACACCTGTTCTTCTAGGTACAACCTCTACTACCTCACATCGTTCACCATTCCTAAGCACAACATGATCTCTAGGCTCAATATTCAACGTTGAATAAGTGGACATCACGTAATCGACATCTTCAAAGTACCCTACCTGCTCCCATGACTCCCTATATCCCCTAGCAGCATACACTAACGCTCTAGCTGTAATAGTGCTTGAAGGAGTAAAGTATGTTCTCATGTCATCATCTAGATTGTCAGAGTACTTGATCACAGAGATAGTTTCACCCATAACCCTGATCACAGATGCTATAGCAAACTCCATGTTGATCACTATAGACTCCTCCTTAGTAACGAAGGCTCACTAGACCTGTTAACACTAAACTGTTTAGACCTAGCAAGATTAAGCATCATGTAATAGTTCTCTAACATCTTGTAGAAAGGCTTAACCTGTCTAAGTCTCAAAGCACCATGTTGAAACGAGTCTGGTACCAGAGCATACTCAGCAGTATACAATAGGAAACCTGCTAAGTATCCTGAAGCAACACCTAACAGAGTATAGTCTATAGTGTTCATGTGATAACAGTAGTCAGCAGTAACAATTTCAAACGTACTACTGGGGGCATCAGACAGTATAATCCTACCCTCATAAGGCTTAACAGTAGACACTTCAAGCACAGTCTTACTCAAAGGATCATCAGAGTCACCCCAACCATACACTATCAGATCTGAAGCTGTAACAGTACCATCATAGTCTATGTCAGCTATAGGAGTATGAGCAACATCAAACGTAGTGTTAGATCCATCTATAAGTCCACTAAGACTCTCATTAACAACCTCAACACACACATCATGCTTAACCATTAAACACGCCTTACCAAGATAGTACTCTACCAGATCATCAGACACATAGTCTGGATCAGTAGGCACAGTACTTAAACCACACAGTCTCCTAACATCTGAAACACTACACCAGTACGTACTCATCGATCAACACCCTAACCTCTACCTACACGAACTATCTAAAAAACATAGTTAGGGGAATATTGCTATCACCAAGCAATATCCCACTACCACACACTCAAAGGTACTAGCTTAAGGTCTAAGCTGACTTCTTACCTGGATACGTACCTGAAGCACAGTTAACAACAACTGCTACACAGTCATCGTTAACTACACCAAAATTACGTTCAGCCCACAGGTGATACCATACAGCATCATACTCAGGCTTGTCCTCCCTGTACCCTCTAAGATCCCTCTTGTGAACATCATATCCAAGTCTCTCAGTATCGATCAGTATAGCTATACCTTCAGGAGCCCTACTGGTGGTAACCACCTTCATACCTGCTATCTTACCGATCTCACCGTTAAGCAGTCCCTCTTCACCATAAGCACTCTTGTCTAAGAAATCAACCTTTTCATCAAACAGTAACCCTGGTAGATCAGCATCGTTGATCACTATAACATCTGGAGACCTATGCTTACCAACCAGCTTAGCCCTAGCAGTCAGTATGTCCCACACTGAAAGAGTCTGAGCACTCTTAGCGTTAACATACAGACCAGAACTATGTAGCCTAGCAGAGAACCTAAACGTGACCGTAGCATTACCAGACGATAGAGAATCCTTCATGTAGAAGGTTCCACCATAGTAGTCTACAGCGTCAATAGTGTTACCCTCAACTTCATCAACAAATATGATAGGCACAGATCCAGTAACAGCATACGTAACATCTACCGTAGCACCCATAACTGCAATAGTCTGCTTTAGATCCAACAGCTCATCTAGAGCTACTGAATCTATGGTTTCAGCCCATACTAGACCAGCCTCATAGATGTGATCTCTCAACACATCTCTCTGAGCAGCCTCTAAAGCCTCATTGGTAAACTCTAACCTGATACCACCCTTCTTAACCCTGATAGTAACAGCATCATAGTCAAAGCTAGAAGCACTAATAGTGCTACCTGGTGAAACATCCCAACTAGCAGCTATACCAGTCTGCTTCTTAGGGAACTGGATCTCTAAACCTGGCTTGTTAACCAGATCCCTGTTCTCCTTAAAGAACTGAGCAAACACCCTTTTACCCCTAGCAACCTCTTCAATAGCAGCAGCTATGACCTTAGGTGTTAACACTGAAACATCAGCAGTACCTAGACCAGCTAGTTCCTCTATTTCCCTCATAGTGTTCTACCTCGAACACTATCCACGTATAAATCGTTTAATAAAGGTTTGTATTCAGAGTACTAGCTAGTCCAGTAAACAATACACAGCTAAGCAGCTATAACACATTCAACGTTGAATAAACAGTATAAGAGAAAAAAATACTAAGGGAGATCATGGATCGTAGACTTTGCCAGGTACCAGCTAGATAGCTCTCTTAGGTGGATTCACCTTGAAATCTCTAATAGAAAACTCTACAGCCAGATCTAGTATCCTGTCTAGATCAGACCTAGTGTCAGCTATGCCCTGACTAAGAGACTTAATAGTGTGAAACACAGGACTCTTAGAGTCAGAACCCTTCCTAGACTTAGACAGCTCCTGTATCTGATTCTCTAAGTTAGAAATTTTCTCTAGTAACGATCTAAGAGTGTCCTCCTCTACAGCTATAAGCCTACTACCCTCCTTAACACCCATACCACATCACCTACGCTCTAAATGCAGTAACAGATCAGCAGCTCTCTCAGGTGTAATACCCTCAGTGATCTCCTTAAGCAACTCCTCTATACTCCTAGTTTTACCAGTAGTGGTAGTAGTAACAGTTTCAGTAGGAGACTCACTCTTAACAGACTCCTGATCACTAGGCTCGTTACCAGCTTCATCTTCAGAAGTAGAAGTAGACTCCTCTTGAGAGCTCTCTTCAGATCCAGACTTAGACACGTTACCACTCTCCTCTATATTTTCAGATCCAGATTCAGATTCAGGTTTAGACTCAGACAACCCCTCTTCTGATCCAGACTTAGAATCTGCTTCAGGGTAACTACCCTTACCCATCAACTCTCTCATGTACGCTTCAGCATCCTCTCTACTATCAAAAGCCTTCAGTAGCTTAAGCTCCCCTACACCTTCACCTGTAGGTGTAACCTGAAACACACCATATTTGCCATCCTCAGTCTTCTTGATCCTGTACTTAACAGAAGCATTAGCATCAGACTCAACATTAGATCCAGACTCAGTATCATCTATGTGTAGATTAGAAACATATTCTCTAGCCTCTTTCTCAGAGTCAAACTGCTTAACGATCCTCCACTTACCAAAGCCCTCTTTAGATGTAGATCGCATTACTATCCACTTACCAGTCTTAGTGTTTTTAATGACCTTGAACTGTACAGTCAACACTTCCTCTTCCTCATCCTCCTGATCAGAGTCTTCCTCTTGATCTTTGTAGTAGTAATAGTAGTAAGGTGGATAACCATAGTAGTAGTACGGGTAGCCATAGTAGTAATAGTATCTCTTTCTCTTAACCCTAGTACTAGGCTTCTTATACCTACCAGGTGGATAGTAACCGTATATCCTACGCTTACCAGCTAAAGCCTCTGTTAAAGGCATAAACTCTAGATCAATCTCCTCTTCCTGATCATCCTCTTTAGGCAGCACCGTAACATAGAACTCGTTTAACTCTATAGCTTCATCTGTAGCTTCAGTACTGGTACCTTCACTACTCACATTACCATCTTCAGATCGAGTCATATCCAACTCACTAATCCCCAAGTAAGTTACACTTGCTTTTGAACCTTGTGATAATTCTTCAACCTTAAAGATGTGACACACATTACATGCAGGTGTACCTGTTAACGATGCTTCAATAGGTACAATGTTACGAGCAGTCCATACACCATTAGACAACACTTTGTCTATTTTACTCTTAAGACTGATAGATGTGTAATCACCATTCAAAATACCCTTGATAGCCTTCCTATCCACAACCACTCCCTTGAATAGTGCAGCATTAAGATCAGGATTCCACTTAACCTCACTAAGCGATCCAACAGCACTATTCTTAAAATCTTCTGTATTACCGTGATCCACTAGTATATTGAGGCTGTTCAATAGATCCCTGTAGTTTTCAGTCATAGCCTTGATCTCTTTAGGAGGATAATACACGTTCTTCCACATACCTTCACCGATCAGCACACCGCTAATCAGTAGCCTATCAGGTAGCTCTTGTTCAACGTTGAATATACTAGCTGACAGCACAGTAACATTCTCAACCTTAGACTCAGACTCGTAAGAGTTAAGCTTCAACCTAAGCATTTCATTCTCTGCTAACAGCTCCTCCAACACACTAGATCCTTCCATACAACCACACCTCTACACACCACTTCATACACCTAACACTCTCCAAGCACATTAATAAATCTCTTTACGTGGTACACCATAAGCTGTTACCATCAGCACCTCCTTTATGTTTCCAAGTTGAACCTTTCAACACTACTGGCTACAAGCAGTAGCACACCATTATACAGGATTTGAACGTAAGATAAAGACATGTATCACACTTCCTTGTAGCGTGTAAACCAGAATATTTTAGCTCCGTTATCTACACCAGTCCAGCTTACCTGTATTGGCTCATCAATATCACCTTGAAAGCGTACCTGTTCCAGAGTCACCATAGCAAACTTGTTACAGTAGATCTTACCCAGCAGTATGTTGCTACTTGGAAACTTAGCCTCTATCTCACCCGCACTACTATCTGTCGAAATATAGATTGATCGAGTATCCACCCTTTTACCTGAACTAGGAGTTAGCACAGTTACTGGAGATGTATCTGTAGAAGTGTCTATTTCACCACTCTTAGAACTCTCTGTACCAAGAGTATCTACCTCCAACACAATAGATTGTCCCTGTATGTCTACAGGAACCTGAATCTCACTACCTGCAATAGCCATTCTCAACAGGTTACCAGCATCAAATAGAAGCTTGTCAGTCTGAGCCTTAATACTCTCAAGATCACTTTCAAGAGTAGTAAAGTCTCTGTCACCAGTACCCTTCAAAGCACTTCTTAACTCTCCAATAGTAATATCGTGTTTAGCTAGGATCTCATCCAAGATCTCATCTCCACTCCTGTAAGGCATACACTACTCAACCTCCTCTATCCTCTGTAAGCCTTAAAGAGTACAGACAGTACTTAAACCTACTCTCTAATCATAGGCTTAGACCATGTGTGCAACTTGTTCTTACGGATCCATGACTCAGCATCTTGATAACTCCACTTGTCCCTATCAAATCTGACATAGGCTACTCTAGCATGATGTATTCTACGAGGTACACGATACAAGCAGATACCTACCTTAACACCTTCAGGTATGTCAATGTCTAAGTATCGTTTTACCTTCTGATCACTCTCACACCTAGTAAACATTCTAAGATCGTACAGTTCAACAGTAAATGTAGGTCTACCCTTAACATCTATAATCCTAAACGGATCAAAGTACTTACCTGTTCTAGGATCACCATCAGCATCCAGATCCACTAGACTTAGAGTAGGTAGTCTACTCTTCATAAACACGTAAGGTGAATCAACCTTTAGAATATAGTAGCCTTTCAGTTTGGATCCTTTAAAGTCCATAGACATAAACTGATCAGTGTCCTCAATAATATTCACAGATCCACTATCTAACACGTTTACTATAGTATCTAACCTACCCACCTTACGGTGTATTCCAGTACCAGACTTGATCATCCATAGATCAGGATCGTAACAGTACTTCTTAACAGCCCTAATAGGCTCCTCTAACTTAGCCTCTAATGGATTAGAGTACAGGTTAAACTCTACAGCCTTATCAGAAGACAGTCTAATCCTGATATCCCAATGTGGCTTATCCCTAATCACATGCTCATGCAACACAAACTCATGTTGATCCAGCTCTACACCATTAAGCTTTTCAATAGTGTAAATGTCACTACCAGCCTCATCCTGTAGTATCTCCCAGTCACCCTTCAATATCTTACCGTTAAACCTGATCCTGATCAGTTCCGATCCATCCACTTTTTCAACGTTGAATGAACATGATCCAGAATCTAGAATCCTATACTCACCTACAAGCTCCTTGTTAGGGTTAAACCTACTATCTGGATCAGTCTTACCCTCATACGTCATCCACTTCTTACTAGACCGTCTCATTTCAAACAATGATACAAAAGTATCCCTCAATAGGTTACCGTCAACTAGAAACGTTCTAACAGTATCCCTACCATCATCTATCAACAGGTACTGTCTAAACTGAGGCATACGTCTACCACTTACAGCCCTAGCCCCCATCCATGAACTTAGTCCTATAGCAAATCTTCCCTTAGTAAGAGACTCCTCTTCTTCAGATCCTTTAACCCATTCCAACCACTTCTCAAACTCCTCTTTATGCTCCTTAATCCAGTTAGGTGGAATGGGTATAACACCTTTAGGAGGCTTCCATTTTTTGTCTCTAGCCCTTTTCGAGACTGCATACGGAGTTTGATCTACAGGAATCATAAACCTCCACATACGCTCATATCTACCTGTAGGCTGTTTGGTTTGTGGATCCACAATTGGAACTTTGACAGCTGTAACTACACATCTAACATAGTTCTTAAGCTTAGTACCATTAAGAAAGAACTCTTTAAAGTACGGCTTAATAGCACCATCCCACCATGTACCCTTATCCAGTATTGTAATGGTACCTGCCTTCTCTACACCTGCACCTACCTCTTTAGGTTTAAACTCAATAGTGTCACCTATGTCCTTATCCCAGAACAGCCATACTTTAGGCTGTCTAGCTAGTTCTGTAATAGTACTTAAACTATGATCCTTAACGCTAACGTAAAATTCACCATCTACACATTCAACGTTGAATAAGTGGTCTGTACACTCACTCTGACTACACTTAGGTTCAGCTCTAAACCCTCTACCCTTCTCCAATAGCTTATCTACAGTAGCAGGTTGATCCACACTAAACCCTACAATAGATAAACCATCTAAGTACCCGTCTTTCTCTAGTCTAAGATCGAAGTGCTCAGCGTTGCCTACCCGATGAGACTGAAGTACAAATCTCCTCTTAGACTTTGGATCAGAGTACTCTGTAAACCATGCTAGAGACTCTAGATCCTTCAAACCCTTAGATCTTACATACTCCCAATCGATCATACTAGGAAGAATCCTCAATCCTCTTCAACCTCCACTAATGTAGGATACTTTAACTCATAGAAATCGTAATAGTAATTTTTGAGATAAACGCACCTTCTAATATATGCTATTGGACAGTTAACTGGAAACTTTAACCGTTCTACTAAAGGCAGATCGTTAAGCTCTAAGTATCTAGGCCTACCAAACACCTTTCTCAAAGGACAGAAATCCTCCTCACTAAACGGACAGATCGGTAGCCTCAACACTAGCCTACTCAACCTCTCTAAGTATCCTGGCCCAACCTTAGCGATCCTCCTGATCTCCTTTAGACTATCAGGTCTATCCTTATCCTTACGTATCTTCAAGAATTTTGGAAACATCCAAGAGATACTGATCTTACCAGTTTTAGGATCATGGTATTCACGTACCCTACCCACCCACACCTCTATAATGTCTCCCCTCTTAGGCTTAACAGCCCTACCAAAAGTCCTACCTATCCTAACATAATACCTGCCTTTCCACTCTACTACTTGTTCAGACCTAAACTGTTCAACTACCTCTTTAGGTATCTCGATGTAAGACTCTACCATAAAAGTGTCTAGTTCCTTACCCTCCTTAGACACTTTTGGAATACACTTCCATGCCATAGCGTATACAGGCTTCAAATTCTTGATCTTAGCATGGTACTGAGTACGATTCTCTCTCTTGGTAACCACAGGATACTTAGCAGTAGCCACCCTACAATATACACCTTCAGATCCCTTCATACGTCTAAGCTTGTCAACCCACCTCTTAAGATCACCAACAGTAGTAATTTTAGGACTAGACTCTACAACCCTGAAATATTCCAAAGTATCGGGTATAGTCTTCTTTAACAGTTGAAACCTGTACTCGTACGTTTCACCTGTAAGATCCTTACCATCCAAGTACATAAGATCATGAGCATGAAATACTAAGCTACTCTCCCATTCAGGAGTTATGTTACCGACAGTAATGATCGCTGTGTCTTCACGGGGTATTTCCTCACAGGTATACTCTTTGAGTTTAGCACTCTTAACCTTCTTACCTTTACAGTCATAACATACAGCCTCAGCATGTAATATCAGATCATGATCAACCTTAGACACCAGTTCATCACACACGTTAGGCATCTGATCAGCCCTATCACGCATCTGATCCTCAGTCTGGATCATAACCCTACTACCCTGCTTGTGTACAGCAAACGATCTACCATCATACTTCTTACTAACATAGATACCGTACTGAAGATACTTACTAGCCCAGTTATCATAGAACAACTGAAAATCTTTAAACTCAGTCCTGTTCCATCCACTAGCCTGTTTAAGCAACCTGATCTTGGTAAACGGTTTAAGACCTGCTAGTCCATGTCTATAAGGCCCATAACCATGTTCAAACTCTTCCTTACTAACCTTAAAGAATCCATAACGGTACAACGGGTAAGATGTGCCCACTAAAGGGCCTAACGGATCAAAGAAAGCATGGATAGATCTACGTAGCCATTCAGGCTTGATCTTAGATAACGCTCTAAACACTCTAGGATCAAAACCCTGTCTAAACAGCCAGTCAATATCGTGTCCTACAGGGATCTTACCCTCATTACTGATCCTGCCTACACAGTACACAGCATAAGGCTCATCTTCTATAACAATAGTGTTAGGAGCAGCATCATACAGTTCTTCAATAGTAACCTCTCTATCAGATCTCAACTCAGCAGGTGGATACTCTACTACCTCAAACTCAGATACTTCAGTAAGCTTATCAGAGATCTTGTACCTGTCGTATAGTCCCCTAGCATCTAACTCTAACGATACAAACACGTTAGCATTAACCAGATCCTCGTTAACACCCTGAGACTTAGCTACATTATGCAAATACCTGTACAGGGACACTAAGTCTCTATCACTAAGATCCTTAACGTACTGATCGTCAATATCAGCTATCTTCATATATTCAGGTAGCTTCCACAGTTCAGACTCTTCTAACTCCTCAATAGAGTATCCTCTCCTCAACCACTCCTCCCTGATCTCTTCTAGAGTAATCAAGATCTAGTCAACCTCCTATACAGATCCTTCAATTCTTCTTTAGATAATTCACTAAGTCTAGGACTAGGCTTATCCATAGACCATCCTCTTCTAGTACACTCCTCCCTAATAGCTTTACACAGCTTTTTAATAACCTCTATCTGTTCCTGCCTAGTAAGATCCTTAAACTGTTCAGACTCAAACTTAGCATTAGGATGATCCTTAAACCATTGCATCCATAAGTGACATGCTATCCGATAATCGTCTCTTAACACTTTGTCGGGTACATTCTTAGGATCATAAGTCTTCCAGTTACGAATCAGCTCTACTACGCTATCTAAACAGTCTAAGTGTACATGAGTAAGCCCTCTCTTATTCAACGTTGAATAAAGTCTAGAGTGCAACCTACAGAATGGATCCATAGGTTCACCATAAGCATGTGTTAAAGCATGATAGTAAACCAGATCCCTAACACTCATAGAGTCTAGATCTAGAAACTCTACCCTGTCAGTTCTAACCCATGTCTGTACCCCTTTAGGTAGCTTAACAGGCTTAGGAGGATCAAACTTAGACACCAACCTGAAACCGTAAACATACAAAGGTTTACTACGATCCCAACCCCACCTATCAAACTCCTCATTGCTAATCCTATGCTGATCCCTTAACGACTTAAACCGTTCATAGTCTATCTCTTCAGGATCCTCTAAGTATAGGACACCATAACACAAGCCATCACTAAACAGGTACACCTCCTCTTTCAGGTGTGGCTTAAGATCCTGCTCTCTACTCCTAACTATCAAAGTCTTAGATCCATCCCATATCAACCTACCATGAGGACTAACAAGATACAGTCCATACTCAGGCTCAGACTTAACGACTTTAGGGGTAACAACCTGTACATCTTCAGGTTTAAGCTGTAAACCATATCCACAGCCATTTAGATCACTCATAGAGTATACCCCTCTATTCAGACAACAGTAGATTATCTAATATACGTTACCTAACATAACTAGATCTAGATGGGAAACTAGCATACGTGCTATAATGCTTCCTACCTACCGTGAATCAATATTCAACGTTGAATAGAATAGAAACAACCTATCCGATACTTAGAAAAAAAAAGAGGAGGGAAAGGTAAGAGTGAAAACAGCTACCTACACTCTAAAGATAAACACTCAGTAGTGTTAGGCCAGTACACTTTGTTACATATCCAAGTATTCCCTTCAGAAGAATCTACACTACTCAAAGCTGAAGGAATAGTGTTAATCCAATCTGGCTTCTTACAAGTAACCCCTTCAGAATCTAACTTGTTCCTACCATACTCGTATCCATGCTTAAACCCATGTATAAACGCTTGTTCATACACCCACCTAAAGAACCCACTAGTCCACTCTGCATGTTCAACAGCTAACTGTTTACCCTCCTCAGTAATATCTACCACATCATCAAGCTTCCATATTAGCCACAACTGATATGGAAACTCACTAACCTCTTGATCCGTAAGCACCCTGTCTCTAGGAACATCCATTAACGGAGAGAATACTAGAGCACTATCTCCCTTGTTCAGATCAACCCTAGCAGAGTTAACAGTTATAGGCACACCTAGAACACGACTCATAAGATCAGCTATTTCCTGTCTCCTAACAGCAGACTTAAACCCATTAGACAACAGTTCCCTAGCCTGATCAACAGTAACAGACTCACATGAAAACACACCACACGGGTGAACAGATCCATCCATAACATACAGTGTCATTCTAAACCACCACTCTAACTATACTCCCCTGTTAAAGTAGAACCATGATAAAGCATCTGTCATGTCTATAATAGCATCCTCTAGTTCTAAGTCAACACCATTGCTTACACTACCCTTAGAGTCCACTACACCTGAATGCTTAACACATTCTGACATTTACCATCACACAGCATAGTATTCAAGACTCACTTAATAAGAGACTCCTTAATGAGATCTTTAACTATCTTAGCGTACAGAGACTCTAGCTTAGGCTCATCACTAAAGTGTCTAGACTTTAACAATTCCACAACTGGATCATCAAGATCAGAACATGTAAGCACCTCATTATAGAAGCCCCTATTGACCCTAGCATAGAACACACCATCCTGTACCAACAGATCTATTACACCCTTCATAGCTAACCTAACAAATGGACTAGACATGTATCCACTACACTACTCCATGAATAGCTCTATTACCCTGATCTCTCCTAAGCACTTTAGGACATAAACTCTTAGCCTTCTTACAATGCTCTAAGAACTCACTCTCACTAGTACTCTCAGCAGCCTTCAAACACTCATCAGCTACACTAATACATCCGTACTCCCTACATAAACTAGACACGTACCTACACATCTCTCTAACATCTTCTAGTGACAGTACAGCTAGACTCTGAGATATCAAGTTACACAGGGTACTAGAGGTACTACAGGTTCTAACCGTTCTAAACTGTTCCAAGATCAGCTTCCTAACCTCATCACGTACAGTTTTCATAGTGTATGTCATTCCTTTAACAGTTAAATCTTAAAGCACTAACAGGCTCCCCAAATACAGATGTTTTCAATTATACCTTTCAACCTTCTCATACCCCTCATAAATGTTTCAGCCATCAACCCTTTCAGTTCTGAACTAGAAATACCAGTAGCTGAAACAACACAGACACTCACACAGATCATTATGATAGCAAACCCTATCAGTGCTATCTTAAACCTGTCTAACCTCATTCACTGTCACCTTCCATATTCAACGTTGAATACGTCTTTTAAACATGTCCTTTTCAATCCACCTGTAAAGCTTCTCTAACCCATCCTCTAGAGACACTATAGGCTCCCATCCTAAAGACCTCATAACAGTAATGTCTGCATTCCTACCTCTAACACCTTGAGGGTTACTAAGATCGTGTCTAACCTCAATATCCTTACCACTAATCTCAATTATGATCCTAGCTAGATCATTAATCGAGATCAACCTGTCAGACCCTACGTTAACAGGCACATTAAGATCAGAATTCAACAGTACATCTACAGCCCTAACAAAATCATCTATGTACAGAAATGATCTTGTCTGATTACCATCTCCCCATATAGTGAAAGGCTCTTTAGGATATAGTATAGCCTTCCTACATAGTGCAGCAGGTGCCTTCTCTCTACCACCACTATAGCTTGATCCAACACCATACACGTTGTGTATACGAGCTATCTTAACATCTAAACCATAGTCCTTACAGTAAGCCATACACATTCTCTCAGTAGCTAGTTTCTCCCATCCATAAGGAGTATCAGGAGATGCAGGTATAGCATCACTCTCTTTCAAAGGCTGTACATTAGCAACACTCTGCTTAAACTCTGGATACACACATGCACTACTACAGTACATAAACATGTCAACACCTGCATCTACACTAGCCCTAAGCATGTTAGAGTTCATAGTTAGATTGTTACTCATTACGTCTGCTCCTACCCTAGTAATGTAGCCTATACCACCCATGTCTGCTGCTGTATGGATCACCAGATCCACATTCTTAGTAGCCCTCTTACACTTCTTAAACAGTCTCAGATCGCTAATCTGATATCTAAACCTAGAGTTACCTATGAGATCAGAAACCCTCTGTAAGCTACCAGTACTCAGATTGTCTACAACCAGCACATCATGTCCTCTATTAACAAAGTGTCTAGCTAGATGGCTACCTAGAAACCCAGCTCCACCTGTAACTAAAACCTTCATACCATATCAAACCTCCTTTACACTCCTTAAAGGTATCTTCTTAGTGATCTCAACACTACCCCTCTTAGACTTAGCTAATTTACTGTATAGTTTAGCCTTCCTGATCCGTCTATCCTTAGACTCTAACACCTTAATGTGTATAAGGTGTCCAGCCTTAAACGCTACCAGCTTCTCAACATTAGTCAGTTTCTCATGCACGTTACCTACCCATCTAGCATAGCTTCTAAACAGTCTAAGCTGTGGATCAGGATAGTTAACACCTGTAAGCAACCTATCATACTCGTCAACCTCATAGTTTCTTCTAAGAAACACTACACCCTCAATATCCTGTTTAGCAGTAAGATCCCCTAGAGCATCTAGCACAGACTGATCCAGTAGCTCATCAGGATCCAACATTAGAATCCAGTCTCCACTACACTCCTCTATGAGATCATTCCTAATCTGAGAGTAATTCTCAAAGTCTAGTCTAACAACCTTGTCAGCATACCTGTATGCAATATCAAATGACTCTGAGGGTACAGATATTTCCCTACCAAACTCTGTAACAACCACACCTACAACTACCTCATCAACATACGGTTTAACATGTTTAAGCAACCTTTCTAGTTCCCATGTCTCATCAAACACTACAGTACAGAATGATATTGTCAAACCAGATCAACCTCCTCTAACAGATCCAACCATAAATCTACACATTCACAGTTGAACAGGAAATAGGATCTAAACTGGGTATCTACATGACTATACATTTCACCTCTAAGCTTAGAGTTCAACTCTCTAGAACACTCATAGTAGTCTCCACCCTCAAGCTGTATACCTTGTACAGCATCATAGTACATTTTAGACATCAGGTTACCCCAGTACTCCCTAGCTAGATCACCCTCCACTACATGAGCATTCCTAAAGTGTTCAGCTTGAGGTGATCCAAAACACACCCTGTCATCTACCATAGCATCAACAACCTTCTTACAGAACACACCTGTCCAAATGTCCCCTATACGACCTATCCTAAGATTGTGTATAGGATACCCCATGTAAAAGTAATAGTAGCATGGTAGTATGTCAGGTATAAACGAAGTGTTCTGTGTAGGAATAGGCAACATGTTACCTGTCTGAACCATAAAGTGAAAAGGCTTAAACCTTTCAGCTCTAAGCCCCTCATAAGATAATCTGGTAACAGCATCTACATCAGGTGCTAGACTCCATAATCCAGCATTCAACACTACACGTTTATACTCTACCCTGTACACATAGATCGATTCTGATCTCAAGTACCATGGGTACCCTCTAGAGAATATTTCATCCCTGTAGTTATGCTTGATAAACCTGCTAGTATTGATCCATTTAACCCCACTAGCCACACTCAACAGTGTAGCAGTACCCCCTGTAATACAGTGTTCACCTATAAAGTCTTCTTGATAGTATGGAAAGTTATCATCATCCAATGTTATGATCACGTCTGGATCAAACTGTTTAACTGCTGCTAAATACCCTAATGCCCTCATACCATCAGATCCACTTGGAAATATCTTAGAGTACCTGTCGTAGTCCACATCCAGAACATCTCTATAGAACTGTTCCTGATCACCGTAAGACAGGAACAGTGTAGGAGTAGATAGTGTAGCTATCATTTGATCAACCCTATGATCAGGTGTCCTCTGATCTCCAACAATAACATAGCTAACATTATCATGTCCATACCTTGAATAGTTATGCTCCAGTACCTGAAGCACTTTAGGAACATTAACAGTTGTAACCACTACTGAAACCTTTTTGTTACTCACGCTTTAACCCTCCTCTTGTCATGTAGGTGTCCCCACCTATCATAGTATATTTGATCGTCATGTATCCTAGTCTCACTAGGGATCAGCCTACATCCACCTGTATCAGGATAGAAATGGTACATGGCTACACCAGTATGGATCACATTCCTAGTGTTAAACTTGGCCTGTATAGTATTGGTGATCTCAGACTCTATTCTATGAGCCATGTGAGAGTACCCTAGAGTAGGATACACACTAAAGAAATCAGTCTGTCTAAGCAGATCAGCCCTGTACATGAAAGGTGCTCTAATAAAATCTACATCTACAAGCTGTTCCTTAAACCTGAACCGTAGAGTAGTATAGTCATTCCACCATCTACCGTCTTTACCACTCCACCTGTTAAAGTTTCTAGGTATACTAGGCAGATCAATAAGATCCTCGTTAATAGGATACAACATGCCACCTACAGCACCTACAGTAGGATCAGAATCTAACACGTTAACCAGCTTCTCTAAACAGTCAATAGCCAACAGGTGATCATCATCCATTTTCATAGCATACTTACTAGTAGTCCTCTTCATAACCTCAATAGCAGATCTAGCACATCCCAGTCTACTCTGAGGCCTCAAGTATGTAACATTGTGACCAGTCCTCTTGATCAACCGTATGATAGCTCTAAACCTATCATTAGCAAGGTACTTACAGTCATACTCTTCTAGAAACGTTAGATCCCAGTCTGTAAAGGTCTGGTTGATCAAGCTAGTCAACAATATGTTACAGTACTCCACCCTCTTCCTAGACCATAGTTCAATAGTTAACCTGTGAGTCAACTCTAAAACACTCCCTCCTTACACACACTAGAAATATTCAACGTTGAATAAAACAGATTGATCTCACCCTCCATCTAGATCTTGATCTCCTTAACTTTAGGTGACTCAACATCTTCCTTGATGTCTCTAGCAACCTTCTCTAGTAGAGGAACCCACTTGTCCTTTAGAAGAATCTTCCAGTCATACTGTCTAGCAAACTCTAAAGCCTTCTTAGCAAACCTAGACCGTTGCTTATCGTTAAAGTATGCATCCTTGATCTTGTTAGCCAGATCAAGATGATCAGGTATACCTGTAACAGCATTGATCCTAGTATCCAGATAGAAACCTGTCTTACACAACCATCCTCTACCTTTGATCAGCTCAGTCATAGACGAGAAATCATGCCCTATTACAGGCGTACCGCAAGCCATTGATTCAAGAATACAGAGGCCGAACCCCTCCCGAAATGAAGGATGCAGTAGCACATCAAAGCTGTTATAGAGTAAGCTAAGCTCCTCTCCTCCTAACCCTATAACAGACAGCTCTGGATCCTCAAAACCACAAATATCCAGAATACCATATTTCCTAGCAAAGTTCTTGAGTCTAAGCCCTCTAGGATCATCAGGGTTAGCATGTACAACCAGCCTTACATCTCTAACATCAGGATTCTCTCTTAGAAAGTGTCCTAGAGCTTTAAATGCAGGTACCCATCCCTTCCTACCTTCATGATCAGCATTAGCACCTACCATACCAATAACAAAGTCTTCATCGTTAAGCTTAGCAAACTCCCTAGCCTTCCTACGATCCCTAGGGTGAAATATGGTAGTGTCTACACCATGATAGATAGGATCTTCACATTTGATCCCATACTTGTCTAGCTCCTCCTTCTGGAAATAACATAACGGTACAACCCACCTGTACTGCTTGATCAACTGTTGCCATTCAACACCGTAATCGATCTGATCCATAGGAGAATACATTAAAGAATTCTCAATATTTGTAGGCATCCATGGAAAGGCCCAGAAATCGCTCATTAGAATGCATAGGTTACGTCTAAATCCTTTGTAGTGTCTAAGACAAGATATCCTACCAAAGTCTCCACCTCTACGTGTACATGGTAGAGTAGGTAACCCATCTATAAGTAGAACACCACCTTCTTCTACACCATAATATGCTGACACTATAATGTCGTAACCTAACCTATGTAATCCACCAGCAACATACCTAGTAACAGTACCATACCCCGACCTACAAGCACTTGACACTCCATGCCAGAGTATCTTAAGAATCCTCTTAGACTCTAGATCAGCATTCTTGATCTCATCTAGAGACTCAAACAAGATCACTTAACCTCCCTCAGTATTTTTTCAACGTTGAATATGGGTAGATCAGGATGTTCAGACAGCCTATCATAGAACTCAGGATTAACATCCTTGATAAGCTCAATCAGTCTCTCCCTAGCAATATAGTATCCAAGCCTAATAGAAGAGATATCTCTAAGCTCCTGATCTGACAGTAACAGCTTACACAGCTCTAACTGTCTCCTACTACGATCAGACAAGCTGTCAACATACTCTGAATAGTTCAGCTTATCCTTAAGACTGGCTCTAATCAATTCCCAATCTACCCTTCTAGCTTTCACAGTCTAACGTACACAATTTAAGGTTTAACCATCCTGTACCTGATCTGCAATGTGAACTAGTGGATACTCTACGTATTCAGGTGTAACCTGATCCTGAGTAACAGTCAAGATCACTCCTCCTAGATCAGGTTGAAACTTACCGTACAGCCTTAAACTACCCTTGTAAGGTATAAAAGTACAGAAACAAGGCAACTGAATCAGGTGAATACCGTAAACCTGAACATACAAGTATGAATGCCAATGTCCCCTAATCACTATGTCGATCCTAGGCACTTTACACATAGCTGATGCTTCCAGTATAGCTCTAGCCTCCCTCTCTAACTGAGTAGCCTTGTAAATGTAGGCTGTAGAGTAACCATGATGAATATTAGCAATGTGATCCGTAGGCACTATTCTAAGATTAGCAACCTTATCAAAAAACCTTGATTCACTAGCTACACTCTTAAGCATGTCACATAGCTTAGAGTGTATCCTAGTGTCTAAAGCCTCATGGTACTTAGTACCAGACCATACACCTACCCGTCTATCAACACATAGATCTTCAAGTAGCTCGTATGCTGCCTCTACCTGTTCATCTAAGTCTGGAGTAACCAGATCCCTATTCTGATCAGCATAGTTCCTACCGTGCATAATATCACCAACTAGAAACACAGTGTCAACATTTTCTCTATCACATCTAGTTTTAAAATCCTCAAAGTATTCCAGTAACTGTAACTGCCCATCACTAATAGATCTACCTAGCCTAACATCATCCTTACCCACATAGGTATCTGGAAACACAGCATATCTAGATCCCACATGTAGATCAGACAGTAAAGCTATCTTCCTAGTACTCAACAACATCAGCCTCCAACCGCTTTAAAGCATCCCAATTGATAAACGATTCCCCTGTAGGTCTAGTTAGACCTAAACTACTAGCATGTTTCCTGATAGCACTCCATGATCTATGAGGAAGTATCTTGAGCAGTAACTCCCTACATTCACTATCAGAGTACTTAGGGTTAGGATATATCTGTTTGAGTATGTGATCTTCCTTATCACTCCATTTCAACTTAAACCACCTCCCTTTAAACTAGATACTAGACCACTGTCTAGTCTTAAACTCTAACTGTCTAAGACGTGACCAGTCACTATAAGGCACAAAATACCCTACAACCCTAGTGATCCAGTCTAGATCCCTAGATCCACATTCAGGACACTTATCATACACACCCATAGTATTATGTCCATTCCTACAAATAGTGAACCCTCTATTAAAAGCAAAGTACACTACTCTAGTATTCTCTAACATTTTAGAGTGTAACTTGAAACTAGACTCATCATCCATCCAACCCATAATGTTGAAGTGTGCAATAGTACCACCAGTGATCAAAGGCTGTAGTTCACCCTCCACTCTAGCTCTCTCAACCATAGGTACATCCCTGTATAGAGGCACTAACTGGTTAGAGTAGAAATTGTATGTTCCACCACACATCATCCTATCCTTAGTAGCCAGTATGTTAGTAGCTCCCTCAGCAGGTACCTCTTCAATGTTGTACATGTAACCATCCTTAACCGAATATTGTAGACTTAACTGTTTAAGAGTCATCAGTACTGTCTTAGCAAACCGTAAACCATCCTGATCCATAATGTCCATACCCAGTATTTCAAGTGCTTCAGGTAAACCATGAAAACCTATAGTGCTAAAGAAGTGCTTGTCAAGATCTAACAGCCCTATACTAAAGAAGTAGTTATGCTTCACCTTGTGCTTTAGAAACTGAGTCCTCTGAATAAACAGGATCTGCCTAGCCTCCTCCATTCTCTCCTCTAACACCTCTAGGAACCTGTCCTGATCACGAGTCTCATAAGCTATTCTAGGCAGGTTAATAGTAACCACTCCATGAGATCCAACGCTCAAATAGGATCCGAAAGTGTTGTTAGCATTAAGACCTAACAGATCTAGATCTGAGAACAGCCTACAACAACTAGAGATCTGTTTCAGGTTTCTATGATAGTTATTGAACAGGTTTAGGAAACACAGATCCTTGTTTAGAGACAGCACCCTATACCACTCATCAGGATACTCTCTACTCCATGATCTATCAGCAACCAGAGTAGTAACTGGAAACCTGTAAGGTATACCCAGATAGCCTCCATTATTATCGGGTGTGCCTTTAGACATGAAATCTAAGTACAGCATCTGATTGTATATGATCTCATCCATAAGATCGTCAATAGAGTAGCCTCTAAACAATACTGGATCACCATTTTCAACGTTGAATATGCTCCTCATAGTATCTGGAGACTGAATGTTAACATTGGTAAAGGGGGACTGGTGATTAGCCCTCTCCATGTCGTTAACACCATGTACTAAATTCTGAAAATCATTGATCCTATTATAGTCAGAGTAGTCAGATCTCTCAATGGTGTAGGCACTATATGCTGGAAACAGATCTGTAAGTGCTACTGCACCTGCAAACATGTTAGCAGCGTACATACACATCCTGATAACTAGATTGATAAACGATGACGGTCTGGTAGGCGGCTTACTGGGTAGATTAGCAATATTCAACCCCTGATCTAAAATGTGCTTAGTGGGTAAACCTATACAGTAAACCAGATCACAGAATGTAATACTGTTATGAACGTACAGCCTACCCTCAACAACATCACGTACCAACCTATCACCATTAAAACCTAGCTTGTTACCGTACCTCCTGATCTGCTGGTATGTTCTAAGCTTGTTAACTGGAGCAGTAACCTCATGCATCAGTCTAATGTAGGATTTTCTATGGTTACCTATGTTAGCATTTGGATCAATAGTTAAATCCTGTACAGGCTCACTCCAATACCTATCTCTAAAAGATAAAGGGTTAACTCTAGTAACACCCTCTAGTTCAAGTAGATCCTGATCTAGACTAGACAAGTAGTCACCCAGATCCTGATCATACAGTCTAACAATGTCCAAGTAGTCAATACCACTCAAAACAGTTCACTCCTTTTACACTATTGAAGCAGGTTAGACAGCTAACACTACCTCTCTAATATAGATCACGCTGTTTAAAGTACTCTACAGCCTTAAGGTACTGTTTAAGATTGTTAACTGTCAACCATACACCATCATACACTAGCCCCTTAACAACACCCCGCTGTACCAGATCACCCATAACAACCCTTTCCAGATCACCCTGATCAGGAAAATACCTTTCAACTATAGCCCTGTCAAAACAGTAGTGTCCTAAAGACACTAAGTATGGTAGAATAGGCTTCTCTTCAAACCTTACAATCCTGTAGTCCTCATTAAGCCACACCCTACCGTAGGGTGATCTAGCTTTACCTAACAGTACTGACACTCCTGCACTATCAACAGCACTACAGCTAACCAGAGTATTAGGATCATAAAACACTATGTCATCACAGTTACACATGTACAGGTATCTACCACTAGTCCTGTCTAGAGCATTCCTAGCTGCACCACCAGTACCCAGCTTAGACTCCTCAACAGATAATTCAACGTTGAATATAGAAGTTATGGACGTAGGTAGCTGATCAGCAACCTCTCTAGAAACAGCTAACACCACTCTATCAAAGTTATAGTGTTGCAGCCACTTGATCTGTCTCTCCAGTAAAGTACATGATCCCTTGATCTCAAGTAACGGTTTAGGTGTATCAATGTCAGGTTTCATTCTAAGAGATCTACCTCCAGCTAACACTATAGCCTCCAAACTACATACACACCTCCATTAAACACTTTAACAATTGTCAACTATTAGAACCTTTAAACTCAACCACTACCAGCTTCCTTTCTAACATCTACCTCTCTAGTCTGAGCAGGTAGCTTACCTGATCTCTTCCACTCCTCTATCATGTTATCTAGGAAACTACTAGGCAGTCCCTCTTCAACCCTAAACGTTTTTTCTAACTCTGGATCCCAACTGATCAACCCTCTTCTAGCTAAGGTAGCTATACGTCTAGACCTAGCCAGTTTAATACTAGGCTCCCATGTTCTAAACCTCATAACGGGAGTACTATCTACATCTAAGTCTCTAGCCTTAAACACCCTCTTAAACAGTTTATCTCTAACCTGCATAGCTAGAGACTCCTGTAAACATCTAATACGCCTCTCAAACATTAAAGACAGCTCTCTAAGATCAGCCTGTCTACTTGATAGAGGACTAAGCAGTAACGGTAACGGTACTCCCATACCCACACAGCACATATCAGCAAAATAGTAGATCAGTCTCTCCCTATCCTTAATGTCTGGAGTAGGTAACCTATCCAGTTTAACGTCTCTTCTAAAAGCAAATACAGATCTCTGATCGACCTCAGCTAACTGATCAGTGATACTCTCAAGCACACTATCAGGTATAGACTGAGGTGGCTGATTCTCAGATCCAACATAAGCTACCACAGATCCAGACCTGTATGCAGACTCACCTACATTATCCTCTAGGTTCAACCTGATCTTAGCAACCTTGTAGATCATTTCTAAAGGTGAATGTCCTAGGTAAGACTCTCCTAGACCAAACAGCTTAAAATGTGCTATACGATCCCTACCATCATCCCTATCTGGATCTACAGCAGTCCACACTACTTCACCATCAACCTCTATACGATCCCTTCTCCACTCTACTAGGCTTCTAATACCGTACTGCTTTCTAAGTCTAAACCCTACAAACTCTCCCTGATCGTCTAGTTCAACGTTGTTGTCTTGATCCCTAATGTAGTCTATACCTGTCTTAGGGTTGATCATTCTAAGAGACACTACATCACTATTATCTTCTAAGTACCCTAACTCACACCAACCGTTACCACCTATGAAAATATCTCTAACCAGCTCTCTAAGAATATACGTAAGGTTAACCCTGTTACTCCACTCTACACACTGTTCAACAAGATCATCTTTACCCTCAAAATAGAATCCTGATCCAACAATACCATCAACGTACTCGTTAACCATCCTGAACACTAAAGGATCAACAAGGTATAGAGTCTCCAGTTTAGGCAGGTAATCGACGTACTGTCTACGCTCTTCTAGAGGAGTATAGAACCCTACAGATCCAGATCCACCTCTATCTAACCGTTTAACACTATAAGATAGAGACACCTCTCTAGGTTTCCTAGTTCTCCTCCTGATCTTCCTAGTAAACATAGACATACTAGATCAATACCCCTTACCCATTCTTCTTAAGAATCATGTACAATAGACCGTTAGTACTAAGCAGAGCCATAAACTGATCAGGAGTGATCTTGTCCAACAGTAAAGCTAACAGTATACCTCCAAATACAGCTAAAAACACTATTACCCTAGCCTCTAAACTGGTAAGTGCTCTACCAATCAGATTCTCCTCTACTATCTCCTCTACATCTTCACTCATAGACACTTTCACCTCCCTATCAGAGTATGTTCAAAGCTTTTAACAGTATCTGAAGTACGAGAGTAGACACTGGGATCATAATGCTAAGCAGCCACTTCCACATTTTCCATTCAGTAGACAACTCTCCAAACCTCTTATCTAGTTTACCAACCATAGTCTGCAAGTGGTTAAGAGCAATAAGAGACTCCTCTATGTTCTCCAGTCTAGTCTCTAGTACAGCTACCTTAAGTCTAAGCTCATCCCCTGACATAGAGATCCCTCAACACTTTCACTCCACTCAACTACTTAATATTTATTCTGAATAGCCCCACCATCCACAGTGATCACATATGACTTCCTTGTACTCTGAAGTATTCCACAGGTATCTAAGTATCTTACCACAGTTAGGACAGCTAGATCCTTTAGGAAACTTAGGCACTACACGCTTAACCATTCCCAGATACACCTCACATTCCAATATTACAGGTTAGGTACAAAGGTTTAAGCATTCCTAGTATACTACTCAGAGTTCAATAGAGATAAAAAAAAAGAGATAGAGGGTTTAAGCACAGTACCTTTACCTGATCAGTTTCTGATTTATTCAACGTTGAATAAGAGTCCTAACCCTTATTGTGATACCTTTCAAGGATCTTGTAAGCTAACCACAGTAATGGAGATCTCCAAAACGGTGTCTTCAGTAATACTGACACGTTCTTAAGCAGGATCTTAGGTATCTTCTGTTCTAGGTTAAGCTTTAAACAGCAGTCTCCAAACGGGATCATTACTATATCAGCTATCTTAATGCTCCAGTCATCATTTGACCGTTCAGCTTCCCAAACCATCTGTTTAGAACCGTCACTAGATTGATCAGGCTTCCAAACCCATCTATCAGAATCATCAGTACTTTGATACGTTCTGTTACCAATTATCTTGCATCTACCATCCATATTATCACCTCCTCTAGTTTCTTTCCTAAATCTAGAGTCTTCTAGTCAGTATGATACCATTCAAGTAACTTGTAAACTAACCATAGTAGTGGATATCCCCCAAAATGGAATCTTCAATAGTACAGACACATTTTCAATGATATTCTAACAGCACCCTGCTCCTATCATGCTTTAAACAACAGTTCCAAACGATATCATCACAACATTGTTTACTTCAAACGTTCCATGCATCATTGGTATTAGAGTCGTTAGTTGACTGATCAGATTTGAACACCGATCTATCTGAATCATCAGTACCTTGATACGTCCAGACACCAACTACCCTACATTTACCACGCATATCATCACCCGTTAAAGTATGACTTTCTTCAAGCATACGAACACCTCTAAGTACGATCTTGATCACAGGCTCCTTAGCCCAGTAGTCATCAGAGTACTCCAAACTCTCAATTTCACCTAGATCCTTAAAGTCAACAACTCTCATTGCATCCTCTCCAGATCCAACCCATCTGTACTTACCAAGTATCAATCGCATTCAAAATCACCTCCTAGTATCCGTCTAAACCTAGAGTCTTTTAGTTACTATGATACCTCTCAAGTATCTTACACAAGATCCAGAGTAAAGGAGATTTCCAAAAGTGAATAGGCTTCCTAACAACATTAACATCCAGTACTATCGTAGGTACCTCTTTTTCAATCTGTACAGGGTGATCTCCACTAGGAAACATTAAGATCCTTTCTCTCTTTACTTGCCAATCCTCACTCATCTAACCACTTCCCTTTAGTCCACCTTTCTAAGTAGCCAAATCTGATAAGGGATCTCTTCAAGTTCCTCTACTGTTAAATTTTTCCCTTGAGGTAACTGTACAAGTAAACAGAAAGCAACTGCTCTATCTCCAATCCTCATTTTAATCGGTGTCTTGCTTACAGGTATTTCAACTCCTAAGATCTTAGACATTAAGGTAGCTAGACTCTCCTCTCTAACATCTGAAATAAAGGAATCAGCAGCTAAAAGCCTTCTTGCTTCCTCCACTGTAATAAGTTTACCATGGTATGATCCAACTCCATACGTATTAAGATAGGAAGCATCTATCACGTATGTTACTCTATCTACTCCATCCTCTAATTCCATCAATCTCTATCACCTCCTTGAACAGGTACAATTCAGAGATCAATCTCAATCCAGAATATTCAACGTTGAATGTAAAACACATGCAGATCTCTCACTAGCATCTCTATAGTAATGTAGCTTCTAGTCATCTTCTTCACTAAGTACCTCAACCTTAAAGCCATCTCCACCTCGAATAGTATCAATAAAGCAGCCTTCACAACCATCCAGATCCATATTAACAAAAGCATTGTACCCTTCAGGTAGGCTATTAAAATCAATGTAGCCATCACATGGAATATACTTGTACGGTAGTGTTACCCTAATGAATTTCCTCTTCATGTTCTTCAATCGAACTGTAAGCAACGCCTTAACATCTGAATCAGAGTGTAAAGCCATCCCTGAAACAGCCTTATCTTCTTTAGATCCTATCTCGTTAGACTCCTTGTTTACCTCAGCAAGTAATCCCTTAAGCCTCGAAATCTTAGATTCTCTGATTCTGGAAAGATCAACATCAGATACATGAAAAATGTATTGAAGCTGATCCAGCATTAGCTTAGCATCAGCTATTTCCTCAGTGATACGTTTCAGATTGAATGGTTTAACAGCCCTTAGAGAATGACATAACTCTACTATAAGCTCAGAGAGTTCCTCGATAGCCATAAGAATCTGGCTTACTTCTTCATAGTGATTGACGCACTCTTTGAAGATCTCAGATTCATTCATACTTCAGAAACCTCCTCTACTGATACAACGTTTCCTCTTACTTCAAAACCAAACGGTGTGAACCACATCTGATCTACAAAGACTACATGGTATGTTTTACCAAGTTCCAATTCAACCCTACCAATGAACCTGTAGGTTATGTCCTGTTCCCCATATACCCTAGCCCATACATTAGTGTGATCACCAAATCTAGAGCTGTACTCTACTGCTTGAACTGTAATGGTAACCTCATATCTCTGTTGGTGATAGGTTACTGCTTCTATAAAGGTTAAACTGAAAAGGATACTTACCAGTAAACCAGTAAACGCTAAGTATACTATAGTGCAAAATTTAACATCATCCAGATCCAATCTACTAACCACCCCTTAACTCATCAAGTTCTAATCTTAGTTACACTAGTAAGTTTATCTCCTCTAACTTTAACACTTGGTGAGTGATCAATAGCCCACTGAACCGCCTCAGAGCAACTACCACTTTCAAAAACAATTTCATCATTGTGTTTCACATAGTATCTCCCGCTTATAGGAAATCTGCCTACATAGTATCCCATAGAAAATCTACCTATGATCAATTCTATCTCCAATGCTTTCAGATAAGACTCTTCCAGATCTGAACCTAGATCCCGTTCTCCCTTACTCATTCTTTACTCCACCTCTTCCCATCTGGCTCTAGTCCAATTCTTTGAATAATCTCCTTGTAACATCGTTGACACAGTTCAAAAGTGGTTTCGTCTAGAGGAACCCATGGCCTAATTATTTTAAGTATGTAAGTGCCACCTTTCCATCCACTTCCCCAAGGTTCCATTTTAGGAATTTCCTTTCCACACCTATCACAAAAATACCTTTTCAACAGTTCTCACCTCCCTTCTTTATTTTAGAAGCCTCCTTCAGTATGTCAGGAGCTGACATGATCTCCTTAAGAATGTGATCCCTAGATCCAAGTGAATCAAGATAGGTACATGTACACTCTCCACCGTACTGAGGACTCTTAGTACATGGAAAGTGAGAGTTACCACAACAGCTAGTATGCTCATGCCCACACTTAGGACACATCCAGTCTATTTCACCATGATCGTTTACTGGGAATAGCCATCCATCTCTATCTTCAAGTCTAGTAAAGACCAATACAATATCACCTCTTTGATTCACTTACATGAGCATCTATGTCTCTAGAATGATCCACTAATGGTAGATTAAGCAGATCCTCGTTACACTTCAACAGATCATCATAAGACGGTATCGGTAGACCTAGCAAATCCAGCCTGTTCCTCAACATGTTAGCTGTCCAATCAGCTAAGCACTCTGGACATATCCTACCGATCAGTTGATCGTAGTAATTAGTGATCCTACCACAGAATTGACATGGTTCTTCCTTAACAGTTCTAACCAATTCTACAGTCCCCCATAGCCTACATTAGATTCAACAGTTGAATTAGATTGAATAGGCTTACAACTAAACAGTATAGTCAGATCTAGAGGTACATCTAGTAAATTGTCAACCACTATCCTGTTACACACTACAGGTGTAAACCGCTTAATCTTGAACTGTTCCTTCTTAATCTTGTAGATAGGTATCTTAACACCTAGAACAGTAATGTATCCCCATAGCTCTTTATGATCTTTCTTAACATGTGGAGCTAAGTAAGAATGGTAGCTTACTAGATCACGATCGTTGTAAAAGCTTATAGTGAAGCCTGACTCACTACTAGAGTATAAGCCTGTAATGGTAAGGATGGGTAGTTCCAGTTCAAATGACATTTTAGAAGGAACAGTTATGCTGGTAAACATTTCACCTCTCCTTAGGAAACACTCAGACTCATTCATTTTAATTCACCTTCCTATCGCTTTCTCTTTAACTCATTCTCTCTTGTATCAATGCACGTTACAACTTCAACCTCCTTACTGAAGTCTAAAGACCAACCAAAGGCATATGATCCACAACCCATTGTAAAGCCTCATTAGCATCATCAGTTTCAAACACTATACTATCATCCTTTTTAACATAGTATTTACCATTGTTAGAGTGTCTACCTATAGTAAGACCAGCTATCTCATTACAGTCCAAAGTGTCAAGAGTAGAATCAAGTCGTCTTCTATTTTGAAATACATCCTTACTGCTCCAGTCTGAAGATAGACACCTACCTTGATCCTCAAGTCTTTTATAAACCAATAACATCACCTCCTATCCTTCTAACTATATTCAAACTAGTAGTAGTGTTTAAACAGGCTACCTTTGAGTCCTCACAATATTCAACGTTGAACAAACTAACCCAATCCCTCCTATACTTGATCTCATAGAATTAACAGGACACCGTAATTCGTTAATTGCTCTAGTCTATTCAAATCCTGTTTACCTTCAACCATACAGAATCACCTTTGTATCCAGATCATGATCTACCTCATACGCATAGTACACTAAGTATTTCTGACCCATCCAGTCTGATCCACTCTCATAGTAAGATCTCTCTACCCCTTTCACAAATGGATCCTGTCTAGCTTTAACTATTGCATCTAATCCTGATTCCTCAGAATAGACACCTAAACACACTTGCTTAGGATACTCCATAGTTCCAAACGTATACCTCATCATTACTTCAAACCTCTTCAATACCCTATCCTCCTCTAGAACCTATTATGCTAGGTTTCTCCATTACCAACACATACTCGTGAGCTAAACAAGGTACTTCAGGATACTTCTTATGGTACAGGATACGCCAGAACGATTGCTGTTTCAATCTCAGCTTGTATAGGTTAACAAGTTTGAATCCAATCTTCTTTAACAATAGATACGTATGCCAGGGTAGATCTACAACCCTCTTGTTTCTAATGAAAGGCTTAATGACGATTATGGCTTTTCCACCTGTCTTAAGCACCTTCCACATTTCAGTGTAGACTTGAAACATTGCCTGTAGGTATGTTTCCCTCTTGAGGTTACCTATGTTTTCTTTTGAATCACTATACTTTACACCCTCACCTATCTTTATCATAGTGTCATGTTTACCCTTCTCTCTTTCAAGTATTCCACCAGTATGTCTTGATCCTCCCTCAAAGCTACCTTCGTAAGGTGGACTCGTAATGATCGTATCTACCTCTGAATAGTGTTTTAAAACAGCGTTTCGAGCTTTACCTCCCAAATATTCTTCAGGATCATACCCAGCTTTTTCAAGTCTTTCTCTTCGTTTCTCTGAATCTCCACCACTAAGACAAGATCCCTCGTAAGGTGGTGATGTAATAACAGCATCTATATTTCCCAAAGGCAGGTTGCCAATGTTCTCTCTTGAAGCCCCATAGCCTTCATCTTGCATTGCCAGTCTTCGTTTTAATGCTTCTAGTGATGTAAATGCCCATTTTCGTCCTTTCAAAACCGCTCTCCTATCAACCTCAATAAGCTTCTTTAATCGCTTTTCTTTGTCTTGTGGATTGTGTTTAAATCCATCTGCGTAAGGGGGACTTGTAACTATGACGTCCATTTCTCCTTGAAGTAACTTTGATAACTTACGAGCATCACCACAAATATTTACAATTTTACCTTTAGGTGTTGAAGAACGCAGTCTTTCAACTTTTTCCCTTGCCCACTCCATCCACTGCCAGAACGTTTTCTCTAGTTCAACACAGACAGCGTGTCTACCATGAAGAGCTGCAACTACGCCTGTTGAACCAGTACCAGCCATAGGATCGAGAACTACATCACCTTTATTCGTAAATTTCTTAATGAGAAACTCCAATAGCCTAGTGTTCATCTTTGCAGGATGAACAATCGCATGGTACAAGAACATCCTGTACCTACCGAACCCAGGTGTAGGATCGAAGAATAGCTCTTTAGCCTCTAATACATCTTCCACTCTACTCTTAAACTCAATCAATTAGCATCACTCCCTTCTTTTCAAATATCATTCCCTCTAGACTTTATTCAACGTTGAATAAGACCATCTAGATCCACCTGTCTAACACGTTAACCCCTACAATATCCCTATCCCAGTCTAAACCTATGATCCTGATCATTTCCTCAACCTTACCCTTAACCTCTCTATCTATAATACGATCATAGTCTATCCTGTCAAGTATCTCATCAGGTAACTGGTCTACACTACTAAACCCTATAGCCTTCACTATCTTTTTAGATCCCTTAAACATGATAGTGTCTCTAGGATCCTTCTGTAAAGGCAACATGTAAAACCTGTTGTTAGCTCTAAGCTCTATATCACACTTAACAGCCTTAAGATAAGCATTAACATGTTCAGAGCACACAGCATACTCTTCAACAGGCTTAGACAGTTTAACAGGTATAGCTACCTGATCTAAACTTAGAGACCTAATAGAGTCAAGCACACTCTTAACGTAACTAGAGATCTCCTCTTTACCCTTACCCTCAAGCATCATTTCAGACACCTTTTCCTGAATCTGCTTGGTTAGCTCAGACTCGTTCTTCCTAATGATCTCAAGCCCCTTAGTAACCATGCTACCATCAACAGTTTTACCCCTATACCTCTTCTTGGTAACCATGATCAAGCTCTCAAACACATTGTCTACGTCTAACACTATTTCACCTGTATCCCTACCCCACCTAGACTTAATGTGATCCTTAAGATACTTAGACACTTCACTACTAAGCATAGTGGCTTCACCTAACAGATCATCGGTTTTAAGATCTACAAACACGCTATCAGTATCTCCAGCTATAACCCTGTACCCTTTAGACTCAAAGTATCCTTTAACAGCCTTCAACAGTTCCCTACCCAGATATGTTATAGACTCAGCTATCTTAGGGTTGTACAGTCTACTAGCAGGTACCCTATTAGAAGCATTACCTGAGTAACCGTAAATACCATAAAACGAGTTAATAATGTGCTTAAGAGCATCTGATCTCCTCTTGATCCTAAGTCTCTCCTTACCCTTAAGACTTGGATCTTTAAGCCTCTGCTTTAACGGTCTACGTAACTTCCTGATCTCATCCAGTAGTGTAGGTGTCCATCCTCTAGGTTCAGATCTGTAACTGTACTTACCGTCTATGTTAATGTCCCCATTACCAAACGGATCCATAGTTTCATAGCTAATATTGAAAGCAGATATGATACTTGGATACAGCTCACTAAAATCCAGTACAGCTATACCAAAATGTACCCCTACAACAGGATCTAGTACTAGTCCACCCTCATAGTCTCTATGCTCATAGAATCGTTTAGTAGGTAGAGCAACATTGCTCTCTCTAGCCTTTCTAAGATAGCATAGGTCACCTATCTTAGAAGGGTATAGTGTATCACTAAAATTACATCCTACTGTTCTACGTATAAGATCAAAGAAGTAGTCTATGATACCTAACTCCTCATCTAACAGCCTAGTTAACTCCACGTCTCTAAGGTTACGTTCCAGTACCTGTATCCAGTTACTATTCCACATGTCAAACACTTTCTTGTCATGGTGTAAACCAGTATAGCCTAACTCCTGTTCACAAATATCTTCTAGTGTTTCCCATTGAGGTGTACCGTAAGCTATCCTGTACAGCTTAGCAAGATCCAGTATTTCCCTACCTTCTATTCTAACACTGTTCAATCCTAGCTTAACACAGTCTAAGCTAGATGCTTTCTTGTACGGTACACGTAACCGTCTAGCTCTATGAAACACATACAACATGTCAAAGTCACTAAAAGACACTATAATATCTGGATCGGTACTTTTAACGTAACTAAAGAACCTAGACAGTAAGGCACGTTCAGATCTGCAAGGTATAAGCATTACACTACTAGACTTATCGATCAACACGCTACTTAGATCAGGACTACCAGTCTTACCAGTGTACAGTACAAGATAGGTGTCACTGTAAGAGTCACTACACCCTACAGCTATGATCTTGTGTTCAGCATTCAATATACTTGGAAACGTATCTGAATACGTCTCAATGTCAACATACAGCTTCCTGTATACTGAAGGTACACTATTATCAGGCACTATCTCGTTGTCAATGATCCTGTAGCCACATTTAATACCTGAATCTATAAGGTATCTAAGTCTAAACAGTACATCAGCCTCATACGTGTCTACCTCAAAGTATCTTGTTCTAACATCCCTAACCTGATCAGGTATACCAGTATAGACCTTGATCAGATCCCTATTTTCAAGTAGACTCTTAACATCAGTCTCAGAGTAACCTGCTATAGCACTATCATTCTTAAGCCTCTTAAACATGTAACTGTAAAAGTGATCCCTACCCACATAGAAATAGGGTCTAAACCCTTCTACAGGAGTAACAATCCTAGACTTAGAACTTGGATCTCTACCTAACAAATACACTACAGGCTTACCATCCTCAATCTTGTAACACACATTGCAGAGACTAACAGTCTTATACTGCAAGTGGGTTCTCATCCCCATACTGACGTAACATTTTCTTAAAGTCTATACCCATATACTCATAGAACTCATCTAGCTTAGTGTTCTCTAAGGCAACAGTAATCTTGAAGGGCATAGCTAAAGCACACTTCTCCTGATCGAAGGGTAAACAGATCTCACCTATCTTGTTCCCATTCTCATTAAAAATCCATAAATCGGCTATAACCATAACCCCCTCTTTAGGAACATTGGTAATCCTAACACTCATAACCCTACCAACCAGATTCATTAGCTCCATCAGCACATCACCATCCAATATTGTTCTATGTATACGCTATTGATCTACGCTCTTTACAACTGTGTGTCCACACTCTAAACAGAAAATAAACTTGGATCTTGAAACGTCTAGATCAACCACCTTCCTATACGCATTACACTGGTTACAGTACGCTACACAGTCCATGTTAAACCACCTAGTCCCACAGCATATTCAACGTTGAATAAAAACTGATCACTAAGCCTGATCCTGATCCTCTAGTAAAGTATCGTCAATAGCATAAGTACCCCACAGCTTCAACAGGTTGTTAACAACCATCTGTAAGTCTTTACTCTGCCTCTTACATCGATCCTCTGCTGGTTTAAGATTCTCCTTGAGTATCCTCCATGTAACAAGTTCTGAGGCAGGATCACCCCTGTCATTTCTAGCCTTAGCTATTTCTAGACGCTTTTTGATCTTGACAGGTAAACCCCTCTTAAGCTCCTTAGCAAACTGTTCAGCATCATGCAACGGTATCTGATCTCCAACACTGTACAGTTCAAACCTAGCAACAGGATCATCCCTAAACGGCTTATACTTCAACAGTGGATCCAGTATGTTACGTTTACGTATAGACATCTGTCTAGCTAACACTTTAGTCTTCTCTTCAGCCTCTATCATAGAAGGCATAGTAACCTTTCTAGCATAGTTGAACAGTGTGCTTTCGGGTATACCTGTACGTTCAGATAACTCTTCAAATGTCAATCCTTGATCCCTAAGCTTCTTAACAGCTAAACCCTTTTCCTCTATAGATAGAGGTTCTTGATGTTCATTCTCCATTAGAGACTCTATCATTTCATCTATGTCTGAATCGTACTCTCTACGTATAAAAGGTATAGAGGGGTGGTTAGCCTTTAAAGCAGCTAACCACCTTCTCTGTCCAGCAACAACCTCATTGTTAGTGTTAATGATCACAGGCTGTCTAACACCTTCAGACAGTATAGACATTGACAGTTCACTAATCCTCTTCTCCCTCTCAATAGTTCTAACGTTGTTAGGTGAAACCTTTAACAGCTTAGGATCAATGTCTCCTCTCTCTACCGTTCTAGATCCCATAGTCTACATCACCAGTTCCTCAATAGGCACATATCCTAGACCTCTAACAAACATTCTCTCTTCTGATCCATCGCTACCTCTAAACGAGTCTAAGTACCCTAACAGGTACACCCTACTGTCCTCTCCAAACCCTATAGGAATATCCCTGTTCATCAGACACATAACACCCTGATCAAAACCTAACTCCTCATCATCCAGCCATAGCACGGTGTCACTATTATCTTTCAACTTGATACTTACAACATCAGCCTCAATCACCATAGGTGAAGTAGGATCTCTACCTAGTACACTCCAAGCCATATCCAGCTCTGAAAGCCTGTATATTTTAGGCATCACACTCTTAAGAACCTCAGAGTGTTTAATGTCCAGATCCACCTTTTGAATGTCAGTGTACTGTGTAGCATTAAGCTCTAATCCAAACCCTGACGTACCAGTATTCCTCTCCATAGCTCTAAACCTTACATCACTTAGAAACGGGTACTTTAACTCAGCAGCCTGATCCCCTCTAAAGTATACTGAAGCAAACTGGTAGTCAGAATTGATCTTACGTACTACACCGTAGAGCGTTCTAGCATAGGAGTGATCATCATATGCAAACGGTCTAAGATAGTTAGGGTTCTCCTTCCATCCCTTACTAGTAAAAATACGCTCTCTAGGATCTAAAGGTGTACCGTCAATATCTGTAAGCTTATCTCTAACAGCCCTATCTGGATCCCTCTTGTATGCAGCTACAGCCTTGTTCTTCAGTATCTCTACAAAGTCTAGTAGACCACTCTCACCTATTATGAACCCTTCAAACACTCTAGTAGGTGAAAACAGTGATCCCTGTCTTCTAAGTTCACCTCTAAGCTTCCTTTTAGCTCTGATCCAGTGCTTGTTAGCTTTAGGGTGCTTCTCAACATCCATCCTGTAGTACTTTACTAGATCAGCCTTAAGCCTGTCTAGTGGTATCCATAACTGTTCAGAGTACTCTTTAAGAGACTCTAAGATACTTTCAGGTATATTCTCCTCACTCAAGTTTAAACACACCTCCATTTTCAATACTATGTTTTTTACTGGTGAGCATTCAGAAGTAACCTCTTCTGTAGCTCTTTATCCTTAACAAACTCTCTAATCAGTCTAGGGATCAGATCCTTCTGTAAGCCATAAGGCATTATGATCCGTTTAAGCTCCCTAGACAGTTCATCAGGTATCTCTATTAACAGCTTAGTCATACATTATCACCTTACCCTAAGTTAGGTACTTGTATTTAAGAGTTAGCTAAGCTAACCCATTTACCATACTGTGCTAACACTCCCTCCTTACACTTTGATTTTCATTAGAGTAGGTAGACATGCTAATCCTACCAGTCAGTTGGTTAAGCACTCTAGGATTTTACTAGCTCTCTTAATCCCTAACCCCTTAATCTTTCTACTCATGGTTTTAGGAGACATACTACATAGATCGCTAAGTGAAAAATCCTTAGCTATCAGATCAGCAGTACTCCTACCTATACTAGGAATCTGACATAGCATGTTAGACTTGATCTCCAGTAGAGTACTGCCTTTCCTACGTACAGGCTTAAGAGAGCTAGTTTTCTTAGTATGCTTAAGGTATAGAGATGTAACCAGCTTAACAAACTGTTCCCTATCCACCACATTAAAAGTGTGAACATTATAGGATAGTGAAACAGTAGCTAGTACTGACAGTATAGTGTTCTCTCTCTTATCTATGTCCTCATCACTAAGCTTAGCCTTGTACACCCTAGATCCACTTCTGATCCACCTGTACACAGGCGGTATACTACCTACAACTATCAATATAGGCTTGTCAAAGTTACTAGAGATATTATACATTTGATCCCATAGTCTACTATCGTATATTGAACCCATCAGATCACTAACTGTCTTCCTCTCTATAGCTACCTCTCCAAACACATAGTCCCCTACAGGCAACTGTTTCCTTTCAACAAGTATACCAGACTGCTCTAACATAGTCTGAATCCTAACAGGCTCATGTACGTCTATGAATAGAGTCAAGCTGATCACATACCTCTTACAGAGACTTTATTCAACGTTGAATACTTACAGCTAAACTATCCTGATCTCCTAGACACATCTCTGATACCACTAGAGTCAATAACGAACTCTGCTGATCTTCTAGGTAGTGAAGGAGCATCAAACACTGTAGCCTCCCATAGCTGTCTAGTAGAGCTTTTCTGTCTAAGAGCAATCCATGTTGTAACAGAGTGCTTCAGTACATGTCCACCGTACAGTGCATGTGGTCTAGCCTCTTTCATTTGAACCTCTAACTGTTTACTGCTGTCAGGTATACCCATCACCTGAATAGTAAGCACTACAGCCATGTTGTATTGTGAAGCTAAATACTGTAAATACCCTAAGTGTCTAGCAGTCTCCTGTGATCTACCTGACAGTACCTCTCTACCTTGAAACTCATCTCTAAACCTAGCACTAAAAGAATCCACTACTAGTAAGCCTATGTCTACTCCCTTCTTGATCTCCTTCTCTATCCTTTCATAAGCCAACATTTGCCTAGCAGTATCAATGATCAAGTGTGCAGGTATAACAAATATGTCTCCACTAGGATCAATACTGACACCTTTAGCCTCAGCTATCTCAAGTATTCTCTCTGGTCTAAAACAGCCTGGTTCTGTCTCGATCCAAGCTACCTTACGATCCAGATACTTCTTACAGTTAACAGCTAACTGCTTACATAACTGAGTCTTACCAGTACCAAACTGTCCACTTAAACCTGTAATAGCATCTGTCTCTACTCCACCACCTAGAACAGCATCTAGATCACTTGAACCTGTAGGTATACGCTGGATCTTAGTAGCTCTATACTCCACTATCTCTTCTAGAGTCTTAAGTTCCAGTGCTTTATCTAGAGCTATAGACTTAGCCTGATTGATCAACATCCTACTCTTAGCCTTACTCCACCCTAGTATCTCAGATATCTCTGACACTCTAGATATAGCAACCTTTTCTATACTGTCAATACCGTTGTCTATTAGCTTCTCTGCTGACTTAGCACCTACACCTTTAAGGGTGCTTAACACTTCAACACTATTGCTGTTGCTCATTCTCACTATCACTCTCCTTACAAAGGCTTAACCATGCTATAACAGCCCATATGTGAATACAGTAAGAGCTACTAGAGGTAAAGCTCTTACAGTCACACTTGAATTTTAGATTAGGCATTAACCATACTTCAGCTTCATCTTTAGGGGTAGTAACCTTCCAACACCTGTATGATAAAGGCTCTACTACAATCCCCATGATCTCAAACCCTCCCTGATATCTTCACATATCTTGTCAAATGTGATACTGGTGTCTAGTGTAGCTCCTATAAACCCTGGATGACCACCTATCTTGTACCCTTTAGGCCTTAACAGGTCAACAAGTAACAGTGACAGTTCACCTCTACCTGAAAGGGTATGTCTAGCAGTGTTAACAACAATCACCGTGTACTCAGGACTATTACTCCTGATCTCAGTAGCAATCCTACCAGTAATCTTGAGATCACTCTCCAAGTGTAACAGTAAGAAATCCTTGATCACAACAGTATTCTTGATCTTGTCCTGTCCAAACTCTCCAAGTACCCTCTTGATCTCCTTCTTGACTACTCCCTTAGCATTGATCCCTATAACACTATTAAGCAGTTGATCAGGACTGTCAACCCTATACAACAGATCAAATGCTTCTATAGGATTACCTGTTCTACAAATAGCATTAACAGGTGAACTCAACAGCTTATACACAGAGTATGGATAGTGCTTAACTGATCCATAACTAGAGTACTAGGTATACGATCCTTAAACAGACTATACACCAACATACCTGTAGGAACATAGCCCTTAACCAGCCTGTAGTTAGGAGACTCATCGTGATCATGATGATCTATGCATAGACCTTGATAGTTGTCTGTTAACGGTCTACCTAGATCTAAAGCTACATCTTGATCGTAGTCTCCAAACACACTAGGTGAATACAGTTTAGGCCTATACCCTAAAACATAGCTAAACAGTACTGCACTAGCTACACCATCACCATCATCATGAAATGCAACAGTTAGATCAGGCCTAGACACAAACTGATCTAGGTCTTGTCTAGACAGATTGTAAAACTCCATACATTATCACCTCCTACCTTTTCCTATTATCCAATACTCTACCGTATTCAACGTTGAATAGCCACAGTATAGAAAACAGACACTTACCCATTCTGAAATTGCCCCTTTTCCTATAGTATAGCTTCTTAACTCACCTTAGAGTCTAGAACCTTAACCCATACAGACATTAATAAACATTAGCTAGAAGCGTTTAGGGATCGAGCACAACAAAATAAAAAATATCTAAGTCTCGTGATCCCTGTTCTAGCTTAACATTGGAAAATAGGTAGGCTGTTAAGCTTACTAGCTAAGTTCTCAGCATCCTTAGATCCCAGTTTAAACTTGTTTCTAATGTAGTCCATGCTCAAATAGCCCTTGTTAAGAAAATAGCATGATCCAGTATTGCCTACCATAAGCACAGTCAAGAATCTACCTCCAAACCACTCTACAAAATAGTCTTCACCATCTACAACCATAACAGTGTAGTTGGTACTGTCCATGTTAAAGTTGTCAAAGTATATTATCCTCAAGTTGCTTCACCCTCTCCTGTAACTGTTTTGAAGCAAGTAAACTAAAAGCCTCTGCTTCATCTAGCAGATCCCATATCGACTGTACTAGAGAGTTGAACGGTGCATTATACAGTACTACTATCTCAGCATCTTCAGTAGACTCTAGATCATCTAAGTCTTCAGGTTCTACCTTAGTGTCGTACAGTATACCTACAACTAAAGCCATCTTCATTCTAGATTATCACCTCCTATTGTTTTAACGGTAGTAACAATAACATTACCATCCTGTAGGGTTGCATTAAAGTCTCTAGACATAACACTATCAAACCGTATAGCATCAATAGTACCCCTATTGTAGTGAACCTTGATCACTGGACATTCAGGATTACCACACTCTAACCATGCTTTACTCTTTCTATCTAAGTATCGGATCAATGGTTCACCACACAATGGACATCTTTTAGTTTCATCTATAACAAAACCATTCAAACACACCACCCCTGTAAATATTCAACGTTGAATAAGATTAGGAAGACAGTCCCTTCAGGAGAGACTCTATGTTATCCAGCTTAGATAATATCACCTGTAACCTACAAACTACACAGTACATTAGCAGATCAGACTGGCTATAGTACATAACATCAGAGCTATTGAAGCACTTACACTTCTCACCTGTAAACCTACAAGTTAACGGTTCGTTGACCATAGACACTTATACTTCACCTCCCATACTATTGTTTAATCTGATCCTTGAAACCTGTTAAGAAATAAAGGGTTAACTAAATACCTATGAGATCTATGACGATCCCTGATAATAGTAAGTACGTTAAAGTCTCCCAGTCTATGAAGTAACTGATACATGTACTGTCCTCCAACATTATAACAGAGAGATCTTAAGAGACTAGACGTAATAGGAATACCAACCCTATCTACTGCTATACACCATCTAACTACATCTACAGTCTGCTCGTATATCCGTTTAACACCATAGTCCCTTAATGCAAAGTATACCTGTTCAGGCTGGATATTAGAGTACTCAGCCCTAATCTGATCAAGTAAATCCTGTAACTCCATTTGTGTATCACCTCTTAGAGCAGTCTATTGTAAAGTTCTGATATTGGAACCATTACGGGACTTAGATAATTTTGATCAGCTAGATCCAGCTCTAATAGTCCAACTACATCACCCTTAAGCCAGTACACACTGTACTTGTAATATGTTGGATCAGCAGTTCTCAACTGTTCAAGTTGATCCATAGTAGACAACCCTACATCACCTATGATCTTTCTAATGAAGCTTCGATCATAGGGATTAGTACCACTACTTCTGAATATGATCCCATCCAGATTAGATCTAAGCAGTGGATCAATACTAAAGAACCTATGTACCCCTAGAACAGACAGAATGTATCCATAGTTTCTACCAGTACACTTTAACCAGTCATGTCTAATAGTAAAGTATCTGCTTAAAACATCACTAGGTACCTTCTGTAGGGTTAGATCGTCTATGAACAGTAGCTGTACAAGCTTATCGTCTAAACCATACTGCATAGTAAGCTCCAGATCAGTAGACTGCTTACAGTTAACGTTAGCTTCACCATAATAGTCACAAAGTATCTCTGCTAGTTTACGTACACACTCAGTCTTACCTGAACCTATTTGACCGTATATCAGTATGTTACGGAACTGTACATGATTGATCTCGTAGCTAGTGTCAGGAACAGATCGTATGATCTCAGTAGGTATCAAGATCCTATCCATAAACACATTATTGCTACTGGTTAACTTCAACTCTCACTCCTCTACATTATTTTCAACGTTGAATGAACACTCTAACTCTATAACTGGAGTGTCAATAGGCACATCACCAGACATGTAACTGTCCTGAGTAATCCTACATGCGTCAACAGTCATGTTAGGATTAAACTTCTTCAATAGTAAGAAAACTTTAGGGATCTTAGAAATCCTCACTCCTCTAGCTCTAAGTACCACAGTGCCAACACCTGAATCTCTAAGTGCATGAGCGTACACCACATAACTCATAGGTGATCTCCTACCTACCCTTACAACGTTGTCTAATTCACTCATGTATAGTTCACCTCCACATTTCATCTATTTTGATGTACACGTCTACACCTACAACCTCTCTAAGAGATTGTATTATGTTCCTTAATGCTGTTTGGTTGTGTTTACTTATAAAGATCACCATGTTGCCATCACCATCTTGTCCTGTATACTCTAGCCTTCCACAGATCACCATTGGTAGCACCGATCTAGTATCAGCCTTTTGTGGTGGGTACTCTAATTCCAATTCCATGCTGTGTAGATCACCTCCTTCTAGTTGTTTTTATCCTGTTGTTAAAGCAGGACTGTGATCTAGGTAGGGATCTATTCAACGTTGAATCACTTTATGCAAGGTGCTAGGTAGTAGCATAGCTTATGTCCCGTAGCAATTAACTCTACAGGTGCATCGTTACCAAACAGTAATGACACTACGTCACATAAAGGCTTAAGAGCTTTAACCAGAGGCATTAACAGTTCTAGATCAAAACTAGACTTAGCACATCCATCAATGTCAAGTACAGCATCATCTCCAGATTCAAATACTACATCACATGTAGCAGATTCATCTCTAGACGTCAACGTGAATACTCCAGATTCAATATTGAAATCTATAATGGTATCTTCAACAACCTTGAACATTTTAAGTGACTCTTCAAACTCTGCTAGGTCTAGTATTACCATAGCATTAACAGGTATGTTAACATCAGGCAGATCAGATCTGTACAGTGTTGGAATTGGAATAGTAAACTTGGATCTCTTGATCTTAATGATCAGCGTGTCTAGTAGATCGTTGTGATATTCAACGTTGAATATTACTGGATCACCTTTCTTAGCCATCTTCAATACTCCTGATCTACCAACTACCTTCTCTAAAGGCATATGAAATGATACAGGAGTCTCAACACTATACTGATCAAAGTCTGAACTAGGTATCTCTAAGCGTATCAATCTGGTGTGATCTCTAGATAGCTCTTCCACTAAGAGACCAGATTGACTAAACTGCATTAGTGGATCATCATTGTTAATGACAGCTACAGCATTGAATAATTTTCTAAGTCTAGCTCCATCACTATAAGTAAACAACTCCATAGCAATATCACCTCCTATTCTAAACCACTAGATAGTATAAGATCACTTACTGTCTCTTCACCATAATACTCCTCAATAGCCTTAGTTGGTACACCATCCAAGTACTCAGCAACCAGCTCTTCCAATACTAAACATAAAGCCTCATCAAAACAATCAAGTTTCTCCTTATGTTTCTTGTACATTACACATCACCTCTCACTTGATTAACCATCATGGAATAGGAACTGAAACGTGTTAGTGTCGAATGTAGTAACAAACGGTATAGGCTTGCCCATAACCCAGTTACGAATGTAACTAGCTACTACTGAAGCTAAAGTAAGCACATTAAATATGATACTCTGAGCAGTACACGGTAATTGTTCACCATCACCCTCTAGAGACTCTAGATATTCATAGTTAGGGTGTTTGAGATCAGTAAGAGCATACACAGCACCTACTAATCCACCCATCCTAGTATCAATGTATAGTTTAGGGTAGATATGTTCACTAGCAATTCTAAGTAGACTTGAATAGATATCTCTTCTAGTCTCCTTAGAATCAACAGCAGACACTACTATCGGAGTAGAGATCAACTGTGAAGTATACTCTACTGGTTTAGCTCTGATCTTAACACCATCACAGAATTGAGATATCATTCTAGAGAGAGCTTCTACCTTGTACTCTCCTACCTCACTAGCAGGGTAGAACTGGTTAGGAATATTGTGTGGCTCTATACGATCAGGATCGTACAGCACTAGCCTGTTAACACCCATCTTACCAAGTGTTAAAGCAGTAAACGATCCCACAGATCCAGTACCTATAACAGTAACAGAGGTCTTGTAGATGTTAGGATCAAATATGTCTAGTTGTCTAAGAAAGTCCATTAGTATATACCACCTCTAAGATAGCTCCAATCCCACTCATCATCAAATAATCCATAGTCGTTGTAAGTGTCTAGTGCATCACCTTTAGACTTGTAGTAGCTAGACTTACGCTTCTTAGACTTCTTACCCTTCTTGTACTTGACCCTAGGAACTAGCTCTTTGATCTTAGGTAGCTGTTCCTGAACCCACTTAGACACATCTATCTCTGGTAGCAACACTTTAACATCACACTTGACAGTACATTGTACAGGTTTAAAGTACGTAACTGAACAGCCATACTCACCCCTCCTATTAGTGATCAAGCTAACAACGTAAGGTAGCTGATCCAAGATACTTAGCCATGTTTCTTTAAAGTCATCATCGATCACAGAATCATGCGTACCCATATACGCATGACTATGCCATATACCTCTAATGTACTGATCAACCTCTGGATCAAGACTAGACATCCACTTAACCAGTTCCTTAGCATCTATATCGACACTGGTACTAGTAACAGTCTGTGGTGGTACATGTACATCTACGATCACATTGCCTCTGATCTCTAAGTATCCACCTACCTCAGTAGTTAGTTTGTCTGTTAGACTCCATATTTTTTCATAGGTTTCAGGTGTTATGTATATTGTAGGATTGCTCATTCTATACTCACCTCACTCAAGTACACATTATTCTCTGGTAACTCATCATAGGGTATCACATCATCAGATGTGATCTTGAAAGGTAAATGACCATCTAACTCTTCAATTAACTCGTTCCAACAACAAACAACCTCTCCTGCATAGTCAGAATCTACATCACTAAATTGAATTATCAACTCTTTAATCCAATCGAATAGCCTAACGTATGGCTCATCACCACTATATGACTGTAAGAAATTAATCACCACTCCTATTAGTGAAGCTAGATCCATCTCTTGAAGTAGCCTATGAACGTAATCTGAATATTTACCCCAACATGGATCACCTTCACGAGATACGTGAGGGTGATCGTTAAGCATCGATACTTGCTCTAAGTATATTTTGATATCCATATAACTACCGATCTTAACTGTGTATTCAGGTAAGGGTATACCAGCTAGTTTAAGACCTTTAAGCTTAACCAGTATAAAGCTACTACCAATCTGTAGATCACTAATCTTGTTGATCTTCTTTAACGAGTCTAGTATGTATCTAAGATCAACGTTGAATCGAACAATATCATCTAAACCACTCATCTCATCATATAGATCACCTAGAGTTGACTCCAGATCTTCAAGTTGATCACGTAAGCGATCAATCTGTGATTCAACCCTGTCGATCTCCCTCTCTAAATCAATTCTTACATCTTCTAGATTAGACACTATAGATCTATAGAAGTCCTGTAACCGTATTATGGTAGATGCATCAGGATCGTCAATCCTGTTAAAGTTAGGAAACAACTTAGTCAGTACATAATCAAAAAACACGTTAAGCCCTTGATCAGAGTGTAACATGTCATGTTGAAGCCATAGTCTATTGCTACCTTTCTCTCTAATAGCTATACACGTACTAATAGTATCATAAAGTGTTTGAACCCACACAGAATCATACTTCCCAGCTTGATTACTACTAGAGTACACAGGTAGAATACAATCACTAACATGACCTGTAAATTCCTGATTACCAATCTTGAAAGACGCTCTGTTCCTAGTAGGTGGTGAAGTGTTTAACTCATCGGGTACAGCGTAATTGTAAATGTACAAAGTATCGTCTTCATAGCATTCAATGATATTCGATGTACCAAGGGTGCTAATAATGCATACCTTATCGTAAGGTTGGATCTCTACGTTCCTGAAGTAGTCTATTAAAATCCTCTCAACCTTAGTAGTGGGTAGAGTTGAGTATATTTTGTATATGAATGATACCTCCATAAGATCACCTTTCAATCAATTGACTTAGATCAATGTAGTACTCACTCATTCCATGACCAACATACACATCCATGTTTACTCACCTATATCAGAAAGTAGGTTTCTAACCGTCTCTTTGATATCATTCCATGCTTCAAGCAACCTCTTAGTATACGATGGATCATCAATGTAGTAGTGCAGCATGTGTTCAACCCATGAATCAAATTTGATAAAGTGATCAAAATTGTAACATTCTAGATACTTTATGAGTTTGGTAACAACGTCTACTAGATCAAAATGCTCTAGTGAATCACTAAGATCTAGAACCACCAGTGCTATGTTGGTAAGATCACCTGTTCTCGGTACTGAAGGATGTAGTTTTCCTACTACACCACGCTTCAATTTAAGCTTCAAAATGTAATCGTAACGTATTTCTAGAATGTAAGACGGTAACGGTATAGAACCTACGTAAAAAAGATCGTCTAATTCAATCTCAACACAGTCCTTGTAGATTTTAACTCCCTTAACCTTATTCAGGTTTCTAAGATCACTAAGCACCTTAGTGAAATCTACAGTATCTTGTTCAGACCTTAACTGTTCAAGATCTTTATAGGCTGAATCCAACTCATACCTTAAATCATCTAGTTCTGAGTATAAGCGTTTACGTCTGTCTTCTAATTCCTCTAATCCTTTCTCTAGTTCTAATCTGTGTCTACTTCTATTGATCCCTACAGATTCACAATACAGTTTCAATTGCTCAGCTAACGATCTATGATTCCATTCTGATTTGCTAAACGATCCCATGTTCAGTCAGCCTACTCAGATCGACATAATACTCTGATAATTTGTTATCTGGTACTTCACTTACCTTAATAGAACCATCAATGATCTTGATCGGTACACCATGATAGTAATCCAACATATTATTCCAAGATTGTGCTACCTGCTCAGCTAGATCACTCCTTCCGATCCTCACGTATTGATAAGCTAACTCCTTAACCCAATCCATTAACGGTACGTATGGATTGTCATCATCGTAACTCCCTAGAAACCTAATTACAATATTAACTAATGATGCTAGATCGAGCTCAGTAATCATGTAGTGTGTGTAATAGGATAACTCACCCCAACATGGATGACCTTCAAGATCTAAATGTGGATGTGCACGTAACATATCAATGTCTTTAGTAGTGATAGACACGTATAGTTCTTTAGTGATCGTAACTATGTACGGTGGTAGCGGTATATCACCTAGGCTTAGATCATCAAGCTCTATTACTATATGATCACTTTGAATAGCAACAGATCTCACCCTATCGATCCTTTCAAGTGATCTTAAAGCACCTTCATAATCAAAAGTGACCTGTACTTTATCTAAGTCCTCTAACTCCTCCTTTACGTCCTCATATACTTGTTCCAGATTGCTAAGCTCCATTTCTATCTTTGATCTCCTGATCTCCATGTTGTCGATATCTAACTGTAGTTCACGTCTCCTACCTTTAACACCATATTGAGAAGCATCATAGAAGCATCTAAGTTTCTCACTATCAGATAGTTCATCCCATTTAACACGTCTAAAGTTAGTAAACAGCATAGACAGCACTAGATCAAGGTATTCGGTAAACGTCTCTCTAGATGCAAACCCAAACACGTTCTGTGTAAGCCACAGTTTATTCGATCCTCTGCTAAGTACAGCTATAGGTATAGGATCATCCATAGTAGAGATCATAGGAAGATTAGGGAGTTTAGTAAACTCAGAAACGATAGCTTCCACCAGAGTATAATCTTGATTATGCTCTCTAGATCTAATTGTAACGCTAAAATCACTATTAGGTTCAAGGTAGTACTTTATGATGTCTTCAGGAACAGGTGCAGACATACACCGTGAGTAGTAATGTGTTAAGTCTCTAGGTAGATCACAGTTCAACACATATAGTGTGTTGTCTTCTATTTCAAAGTCTGGTATTACCTGATAATGAACGTCTACTAGATGCACCTTATCAAAGGTGTCTGACTCTAACAGTTGAAAATAGTTTAGTAGGGATTTTATAGTGGCTTGACTATACGATCCCATACCATAACCTAAAGACACTTCCATATTAAGCACCTAACTGGATGTATTGATTATCAACTGGACATAGCAACGGTTTAATTACACCATTAAAGATATTGTACGGTATCCCTTGGTATTGATCAAGAGTATTATTCCATGCGTCAACTATAGCCTTAGAGTATTCAGGATCAGACCTATAGTACAATTGTGATAATTCTCTAATCCACTCTCTAAGATCAATGTACGACCTGTAATAATTATAAGACTGTAAAAACCTAATCGCTTCTAAGATCACACCTACCAGATCGAAGTCTATAAGCAATTCATCAATGTGAACTGAATCCCAGTTTGGTATACAAGCAAAAGAGACATGTGGATGATCGTACTTCAATGAAGTATGCTTAAGGTAAATAATAACAGAGTAGTTATATTCGATTCTAACTATGTATGGAGGTAACGGGATACTACCCAGTTTAAGATCGTCTAGTACAAGTTCTAAACAGTCCCTTTCAATATTGATCTCACGTACGTTACTGATCCCTTTAACCTCTCTAAGTAACTCTTCAAAATCAATGATCGTATCCTGTTGAGCATCTAGTTCTCTAAGTTCTCGTTGAGCAGACTCTAAAGAGTAATCTAGATCACATAGTTCCTCGTTAAGCGAGTTCATCTCATTTTCAATATCATCTAGCTCTTCTACAAGGTCACCTCTTCTAGCATTAGGACTCAAATTGATACTTTCACAGAAACGCTTTAACTGTTCAGCTAACTCAGACATTAACACTCAACCTCCTTTAGTTATCCAGATCAATACAATATCTTAACAGTTCATCAGTTGATGCTTCACTGACCTCAAGTGAACCGTCAATCTTAATCGGTAAACCATGATGTTGATGTAGCATACAGTTCCAAGATTGTACTACCTGTTTAGCTAGATCAATCATACCACTCTTTACATATTGATAAGCTAACTCTTTAACCCATAGATACAGTTCCACGTATGGATTCACTTCATCATAGCTTTGTAAGAATCTAACTATTAGATTAACCAGAGACACTAGATCAAGATCCATCAGTACTGAATGTGCATAATTAGCTAGATTACCCCAACAGGGTTTATTATCGACGTTTAAGTGTGGATGATCATGTATCATGTTCAAGTCCTTAGCTCTAATTTCAACGTTGAGTTCAGTATCAACAGTAATTACATACGTTGGTAAGTTGATGTATCCAAGTTTAAGATCACCAATCTCGATCTCAAAACCATTTGAGTTGAAATCTATTGACTTGACTTTACTGATGCTGAGTAGTGACCTTAAGATATCATCATAATCAAATGTTGTATGTAAGTCTTCAAACGTGTCTAGTTCATCCCTTAGATCCCTGTAGACTTCATTTAGAGATTCCAATTTCTCTTCTAGTTCTTTCTTTTTAACCCTTAGAGCATCTATTTCTATTAACAGTAAACGCTTATTACCCATAGGGCTTAACTGTGAAGTATCATAAAAGAACTTTAACTTATCAGGTTCAGACAGAGTATCCCAGTTTATACGTTTTACAACGCTAAACAGTTTATCTAATACTAAGTCAAAAAACTCCGCATAGTAACTAGAAGCTAACACAGGTCTAGTAATGTAAAGAGAATCTGAATCACGAATTGCAATCGGTATAGAATCAGAATCATCTAATGTAACAAATATAACTTTACATCCCTCATAGTCACACAAGCTAAACACTACATCATGTTGATCTGAGTAAACGTAGTTCTCGTATAATAACTCAATGCTAGGTGCGTCTAAACATTGACTCTTAAAGTCAGACATACACAATGGTAGATCGTTATTGAGGACATACAGGGTATTCTCCTTATGCTCTATCGTAGGTGATTGGTAGTTGCAATCTAATATGAGTACTTTATTGAAACCTTCTATTTCTACACCTTGAAAATAGTCAATTAGATTCTTACGTATGGCAGAATCGTAACGAGACATACCATGTCCAAAGTACACGTCCATACTAGTCACCTAAAGAACTGATCCTGAAACAAATCCTTAAAGTCATTCCATGCTTCAGATACTCTTCTAGTATAGTCCAGATCAATATCCCGATAAGCTTCTATTACATCTTGAACCCATAGGTCTAGGCTACGATATGCTAGATCGTGATTGTAATCTTCTAGAAATGTAATCACTTCAGAGATTGCACCCTTAAGATCTAAACGTATAAGCAGTTCACTGAAATTAGACAGATGAATTACAGATATAACAGTAATGTTACCTGTTCTAGGTACTAGTGGATGTACATTCATAAGCGATCCTTCTTTTAACTCCAACTGTATAAACCCATAATAGAGTATCTTGAGTATGTAAGTTGGTAACGGTATAGATCCCATGTAGAGATCATCTAATTCGATCTCTACACGATCCTTATACACACTTACAGATCTAACTTTACTCATGCTATTTAGATCGTTAAGCACTTTAGCAAAGTCCACTTCAATACTTACAGATTCAAGTTTCTCCAAATCACGATAGCGATCTATTAACTCATAGCGTATATCTTCTAGTTCCTCACGAGTGTTTTCACGTTCAGATCCTAACCTGTCCAGTTCCCTCTCTAGTTCAAGTTTA